GAGCGGGCGCAACTGGTTGATCCAGCGGTTCGTCCGCTCCATGATCTGCCAGGAACCCGCCCGCGCGTTCTCCATCGCTTCGCGGCTGATCACGTCGTCGCAGATAATGACATCGGGGTGCATGCCCGTGATCGTGCCGCCCACGCCGATGGTCATGAACGTGGGCTCGACGCGGGCCTGGCCGCGCGGGAGCAGGGCGCGCTCGGCGCTCCAGTCCCGCAGGAAGTCGCCGGGCATCCGCTCGGGGAACAGCGCCCGCAGGAAGTCGTTGCCCTCGAAGTGACTCTTGATCTCCGCCAGGAACGCGTTCGCGTTCTCCTGCCGCTCGTTCGCGATCAGGATGGCGATGTCCGGGTTGGCCAGCGCAAGTTGGATGGACCGGGCACGGGTGATGAGCGTGGTCTTCCCGACGCCACGCGGCACGGAGACCATGCGGTAGTGCGCCTCGTCCAGCGCCGGGATGCCCGTGCGGTGCTCCGCGAACCGGCACATCGCGTAATGCGTGTGCGGCGTCATCGGAACGAGTTGGCCGTAGCCAAGCACGATGTCGGCAAACCAATACAGGTCAGTTATCGCCCGCTTGCGCAGGGCAAACCACTCCGGGCTGTTCGGTTGAATGGTCAGCGGTGCTGTCACGCGCTTTCGCGCTCCATCCACGCCGCAATGGCCCGATGCTCGGCAGCCGTGCCGTCGTTCTTAATCACGTTAGCCCGATACGAAATGACCCGCACGTTATCGGGCGTATAGCCTTTAGTGGAATCCAGACGGTCCAGCGACGGGCTATTGGCTATGCTGGCCTTGCCGTTCCCCTGCTTCCATTCAATGGGAATGCCAAGTATCGGACACGTTGACGGAATCGTGATGTCGTCGGCCACCAAAGAAAACTCCAAGTTGTCCTCTCGGGCACGACGCTTTGCCATCTTCAACAAGTGACGTTCTGGATTCTCGGCGCGTCTCTTCAAGGCTGACGCCAGGCGAGCGCTCCGATGCTTATTGTAGCAACGCGTGACCCGACGCTGGTTGCATACCCGACACTTTCGATACCCGTGTTTGTCGGTGAGCCAGTCGTTAGTTCCACACTTACGACACGGACGCTCTCGTGGCCCGTGACTATTCTTGAACGGAGGCATCTGTTCCTTCTTTCGGCGCTTCGATCACCTCTCCAATAAGCTCCGGGCTTGGCGCAAGCAGGTTCTCCGCGCCGAAGTTTCTTCCGCGAAGTTGGATGACGGCCACCTGTGCCACTTGGGTCGGGGGCTTCTCTGTGGCGCCAACTCTGTCAAGGTGGTCGGCGGCGCCCACTCGTACCTCACGATAGTCGCCAGCCTCGCGCGCCGCCTGCCGCGCCCAGTGGTAGTCGTCCACCACTTCGGGAATGGAGTCCTTGAGTCGCCGCATCGCCAGCGCTCGCAAGTCCTCTTTCTGCTTGCGCGCGTAGCGCTTCGCCGCCGGGTTGCGCAGGATGTTCATCATCTTGCGCTCGGTGAGCTTCGCATCCACCTGCCGCTGGGCGTCCACGAGGAGCTTGAGCCGTGCGCCCCGCTGCGCCTCCACGTAGGAGAAACGGTACTTGCGCCAGACCAACAGGTCGATGATCTCGCGGTCGTACTCGGAGAGGCCGAAATCGTCGGCGGTCACTTCCGCAGGGAGGCGTTCAGTCACGGCGCGAATTTGGTGCTTGCGCGGCGTTCTGTCAAGAGTTAAGTTCGCGCCCTCTTGGGGAGGCTGCATGACGGGACCGCTGCCGAAGACTTCTCACCGCTTCAACATCGTCCGCGCCGACACGCTCAAGGATATCCCGCCCCCCGAATGGCTAGTTACCGACATCCTCCCCAAGGGCGGTCTGGTGTTGGCATTCGGGGAGCGCGGGAGCGCCAAGAGCTTCGGCATGCTGGATTTGGCGGCCTCGGTCTCGCTGGGCCAGCCCTGGCACGGGCACGCCGCGAGGCAAACGAACGTGGTGTACGTGGTGGCCGAGGGCACGTGGGGCTTCTGCCCCCGCATCGCCGCCTGGATGCAGCATCACGACACTGTCTCGACACCCGGCCTCTACATTGCGCTCGCCCCCGTGCAGCTCCACCGTCCGCGCGATCTCCAGGCGTTCATCGGGGAAGTGCTATCGGACGTGCCGCAGCCCGTGGGCCTGTTCGTCTTCGATACGCTGGCCCGCTGCTTCGTCGGCGGGGACGAAGTCAATGCCATCGACATGGGCATGGTGGTAGCGAGCGCCGCCGCGCTCCAAGACCAATTCGGCGCCACCGTGGCCCTCACGCACCACACGGCCCGCCAGAGCGGCGAGGAACGCGGCCACACCTCCTTGGGCGGCGCCTGCGACACGATGCTCCGCTTCAAGTCCACGTCCAGCAAGGGCACCAGTTTCTCCCTCACCTGCGCCAAGCAGAAAGACGCCGCCCCCTTCGAGCCGATGAACTTCACGCTCAAGAAGGTGGGCGACTCCTGCGTGCTGGTCCCCAGCGCCGACGGCGATGGCGTGGCGGAGAAGGAACGGGAACTCCTGCGAGTGCTGGCCGACGCGGCCGGCGACACCCCGATCCGCCTCGGCGCTTGGACCCACGCCTGCGCCGACACCAGCCGCGCCACCTTCTTCCGCGTGCGCAAGAATCTCTTGGACCGGGGCTTCGTGGTACAGGAAGACAATCTCTACCTGCCCACGCCGCTCGGAAAGGCATTTTTGTACAAGTCTCAAACTAGTCTCAAGGCCCATAGTGAGAGTGCCCAATCTTAGTCTCACTCCCACTCCCCTAGTTAACGTTAGTTAACTAGGGGCCTGTGAGACTAGGGTTCTAGGGGGATCGCTCGCGAGGTATCAGTCTCACGCGAAGGAGCAGGCATGACGAAGCCGTGGTTGGTGGTAATCGGGACTCGTCCCGAGGGAATTAAAATGGCCCCCGTGCTCCGGGCAATGAAGGCCCGCGACCTCCCGTTCCGCGTGGTGGTCACGGGCCAGCACACGGGGCTTTTCGCCCAGACGGGCTTCGCCGACGAGTTCCCGGTCGAGGCGCTGGGCTGCGTGAGCGCCAACGACCCGCTGGCCTACGTCGAGACGGCCCTGGGCGCGCTAGGCGCCTCTGTGGGGCCCGATCCCCTCGCGGGCGTCATCGTGCAGGGGGACACGGCCTCCAGCGTAGCTGGCGGGCGCTACGCGCGTTCTAGGGGCATCCCGCTGGCCCACGTCGAGGCCGGGCTCCGCTCGTTTGACCTCCAAGACCCCTGGCCCGAGGAGCGGTTTCGCACGGAACTCGACCGCCGGGCCCAGCTCCTGTTCGCCCCTACGCCCTTGGCCGCTGCCAACTTGCGCTCCATGCGCTCCTACGCCAAACGCGCCCTGATTGCCCTCGTCGGCAACCCGGTCGTGGACGCGCTCGTCCAGGCCGGTATCCGGCCCGCCCGCCTCGGCGAGCACGAAAACCGCGTGCTCGTCACGCTCCACCGCCGTGAATCCTTCGGCGCGCCGCTCCAGCGCATCGTCTCCGGTCTGATCCGCGCGGCCATTCAGCACCCGGCCACCGAGTTCCTCTGGCCCATGCACCCAAACCCTAACGTGGGCCCGATAATTAACTTGGCCACGGTACCTGCGAATGTGCACCGCGTGTCGCCGATGAACTACCTGCCCTTCGTGCGCCTGCTCGCCACCTCTCGCGCCGTACTCACCGACTCTGGCGGCGTGGTCGAAGAAGCTTCTACGCTCGGAGTCCCGTCCGCGATAGCCCGCGACCGCACCGAACGCCAAGAAGCCGTCGAGGCCAAACTCGCCATCCTGGCCGGCCGCACTAGCGACAGCGTCGCGACATCCATCTCCCAAGCGCTCTCCATGCGCATCGAGCCCTCCAACGTGTTCGGCGACGGCCACGCAGGCGAGCGGATAGCCAACGTACTGGCGCAATTTGCCCCATAACCTGCCGCAAAACGCGAAATGGACAAATCCGCTCTGCCCCAAAGCGCAAAGCCGCTAAGCCCACTTCGCCATAAATGAACGAATTCGTGCCAAATCGTGCGAATTCGGACGAGAATCCCAATTTTATATGCCGCGTTCCAGCGGGCTGATAGCCTGTCTTGTGGGCTTGCAAAGGGGTGCTGGTGGGTCGGCTTTGCTGGGCCTGGCCCGCGCGCGTGTTCAACCGTTTGGTTGATCGCGTGCGTGGACTAGCGACAACATCGCGACACTGTTTCAATTCGACACGGATCGCATCCGACGCGCTCGCGCGCACCAGGGAGGGCCGGCGCCTCACAGCTCTATACATTATGCATGGATTCGTTCACGACTATGCACGCGCACCCTCGCATTCCGCGACGAATGCCGCGTCTCGCGGTGCGTTTCTATACATTATGCACTCGTGACTGTATATGCATTATACAATCAACGTTGCATATTCGTTGGGGTTGCGGGACTTAGCGATTTGGTGCGCTGCCGTGGCACGGCCGATGCCTGAGCAAGGGGCAGCATTTCACCTCAACGGGAGCGGGAGCAATCGTGACCATACTACTGGCAGACATCGTGCTTTCGGTGGTGGTGTTGGTGGTGAGAGACCATCGGCGGGCGGCGCGGGCCAAATAGGTGGCGTGACACTGTCCGCAGTCTTGCGTTCGGGCGGGCGGGGCGGTAAGGTAGGTGCGGGTTGGCAGTCCCTTGTTTCTCTCTCAAGGAGTGACGCCATGCGGTACAGCAAGGAAGACATTCAGCGGGCGCGGGACACGTTGGCGTATCTCAAGCCCGGCGACACGATTTACACCATACTTCGCCACGTGAGCCGGAGCGGCATGTCGCGGAGTATCGGACTCGTGAGCTTCCGTGACAGGAAATTCCCCATGCACCCGAACTGGGCGGCGGCCTGCTTGCTGGGCTGGTCGGTGGATCGGAACGGACGCGACGGCGTACGGGTGGACGGCTGCGGCATGGACATGGGGTTTCACTTGGTATACGAGTTGTCGGGCGCGTTGTTCGGGGACGGCTACGCACTCAAGCAGGAGTGGCTCTAATGACCGAGGCAGCGCACAGCCAGTATCATTGCCAGGTGCGGGCGATCCAGCGGCGCATTCGGCGCGTGGCGCGGGGCGAGTCGGCCGAGCGCGTCATGCGGTTGAGTCCGGTGGAAGCGCTCAAGTGGGTGAGGTCGCACCCGGCGCTCTTTCTGCGGCTGGTGGAGCTGGAGCACGCGGAGGGCGGCAATGGCTAGGGCATGGGGATGGCCAAGCGCGACCACGTTGTTCGGCGACGTAAGAAGCATGGAGCCGCCGAACGTGCGGCCGGATTTGCGGCACATGGACACGCTAGCCGACGAGTTGGAGCGCGAGCGGCGGATCGTAGAAGCGATCCAGGCGGACCCATGGAAGCACTTGCGGGCAGGCTACACGATTCCGACGCTGGCGGGCATCGTGGGCAAGCAGAACCGGACGGGCGTGTTCGCGCGGCATTGGGTGAACGCGCCCGAGCGCAGCGGCGCGTCCGTGTCAGAACGACGCGCCCGGCGGCTGGCAAACGCAAGGCGCATCTTGGGGGAAGCGTGAAGCCCTGGGCGTGGTACCTGCTGGGCCTTCTCACGCCCTGCGTGGTGGATGCGCTGGTGCTCGCTTGTATGTGGCTGGTGGGCTGGCACCGGAAGCGCCAGCGGCCGGAGGCGCCCTCGTTGTGCGAAGACCCGTACGCCTGCGAGCGTAGCGACCGGGAAGCCATCGAGCACTTGCTGCGCACGCTATGACCAGGGTGGCGTTGCCTCTCGTGGCGCTGGCCGTCGGGTTCTTGGCGGGCGTGGCCGTGTGCGTGCATCGCGAGCCCCGCTGCCAGCCGCATGGCGTGCCGGCGCACTCGTTCACCGAGTATCGGCGGCGGGTGTATCGGGACTCGTTTGATACGGTGGGGCGGGTGCGGGTCGAGCGGTTCAGAGACAGCGTAGCGACACCACAATGACACCGAGCGTGGACTTGCGCGAAATCGGGCGATGCCTATATTGGCGGGCGCGATGAGCAAGCAAATGGCAGTCATTCGAGACGTGCAGTTCGGCGTCGGGGACTACGGCGAAGTCGCGCTATGGTTCAGCGCGTACACCGAGCCGTCCCTTGCCAGCTTGCAAGTGCTTACGGTGGATCAAGGCGTGCATCTCATCAAGACGATGGGCGTGCGCGACGTTCACGACCTTGACGGCAAAACGGTATGGGTCGAGGCCGATGCGAACACGATGCGTTACTTGGAGCCGTGCAAGATATGACCGTCCGTGACGCCACCGCCCTAACCGCCTTCTCGCGATGCGAGCAGGAGGGCGATTATCGGTACAATAGGCACTTCGCCAGTGCGCGGGACGAGGACGCGCCGCACTTCGGGGCCATCCTGCACACGTTCAGGAACGAATACTTTCTGCGCGAGGACGCGGACGCGGCCGTGAGCGCGGCGAAGGACGCGTGGGGCGCTTACACGCCAGCGGACGGCGAGAAGCGCACCTGGCCCTTGGCGGAAACGATGATGCGCGCGTATGCGGAGCACGTGGGCCCGCCGAGCGCGCGCGGCTTCAAAGTCTTGGCGGGCGAGCAACCCATTTCGGACGCGGCCAGCGGCTACGGCGGCATCCTGGACGCGCTCATTGAAGTAAATGGCGAGCTGGCCGTGGATGACCTCAAGAGTACGGGTCTGTTCCCGAGCGAAGCGTTCAGCCGGCAGTATGAAATGTCGAACCAGATCAGTGGGTACCTAGACCTGGCGGAAGTGGCGACGGGCAAGCCGGTGAACCAGGCGTGGATCGAGGTGTGGAGCATCCCGCGTGCGGCGAAACCCGACTGGCCGAACTGCTTCAAGCGCTTCGGGCCGATCTACTACTCGGCCAGCCTGCGCGCGGAGCTGCGTACGCTGCGGAGCAACGCCCTGGCGCTCGCGGACCAGATCCAGCGAGGCTTGCACGCGCCGAAGATGAACCCGAACGCCTGCTTCCGCTACAATCGCCTGTGCCCGTTCTTCAATGCGTGCAAGAGCGATCCCGACATTCGGGAAGCCGTGATTCAGTCGAGGCTGGCGGCGGGCGAGTGGGTCGAGAAGGAATGGGACTTCACCAAGCGAGGGACCGAGTGAAAGCACTGGAATTTCAGGGCCAGCGGTACATCAGTGACTTCGATGGCGTGGGCGGCTTCATTGCCACGCCCGAAGCATACGCAGCCGGGCACGCGTCCTTTGCCCACATTGGCGAAGGCAAGGTATGGCGGTTCCGTCATGTCATTGGCACGGTGGAGGACATCAAGTGGCTTGGCGACGTGCCCGCGCCCAAACACACAAACGACGCCCTCATCAATATGCTGTTCGGCGATGACTGGTGGGGAGAATTCAACGCGTGAACACCAAAGACTACTCCCCCGTGCGGGACGGCTTCACGGTGAGCGTGCTGGGCGTGGGCGGCTCGGGCAAGTCCACGTTCGCCAAGAGCGCCATCGCGTCGTTGCCAGCGGGCAAGAAGGCGTTCGGCTTCCTCGCGCCCGCCGAGGCCGCCACCTACGCGGGCGTGGATCTCGAATACGTCACGTTGGACGATCCCGAGTGGCACCCGTCGCTGGAGACGTTCAAGGCCAGCGGGTACCGGAACGCGATCAAGGCGCTCATGCCGCTGTTCAAGCGGGACGACTTGGGGCTGATCGTGGTGGACACCGCGAGCGCGCTCTCCACGTGCGTGTTCCGGGACGCGATGGCCGCCTACAACACCGACGACCCCACGAGCCTCGGCGGCAACGCGCGCACGCCCTACCAAGTGCATAACATGCGCTTCACCGAGTTCGTGCAGACGCTGGACGCGCTGCGCTGGGCCCGCAAGTGTCACGTGATCGTCACGTGGTGGAGCGAAGTCCGGGAAGTCGAGGGCCTGGGCACGCCGCGCAAGGAAAGCGAGAAGACGGCCGGCGGGATGAAGACGGTGGTGAAGTGGGACGAGGCCCAGCTCCCGGCCATGCTCGGCTCGCTCCGGCAGACGATCTCCACGGCCTTCGACGTGCATTTCTACGCGGAGCCCGTCTTGGGCAGCAAGCCGTTCCGGTGTCGGCTGATTGCGAGCCCGGATGCCACGCGGCTGGCGAAGACGCGGCTGCCCATCATGCCGGCGATCCAGGCGAAGGGGGAGCTGCCTAACGACTGGCCCACGCTCTTGAAGCTGGTGGAGGGGGCAGGCAAGTGAGCAAGTGGCAGGCGCTGCGCTGCCTCTGCGGGCTCCACGACTGGTCCCGCTGGCGCAAGGTATTTCAACCGCTGTGGCCCGTGGGCAACGGCACGGCTCGCTGGGACACGGAAACCCAGCGCCGCTTCTGCCGCGCGTGCGGCGAGGCCCAAACCCGGCCGTGGCGGGGACGGAAGCGCCGGTCGGGGCTTGATGCGGCGGCGCCATCGTACCGGGATACCCAGGAGCCGCAGGCTCCCCGCGAGGGCCGATAGGCCCGAGCGAAGACGTCTTGTTTTTTCACGCAGCACGCAGGCAACCTACAAGGAGGATGCAGGCGATGAGCTTCAAAGTCGCAGGGTCGGACCTCGCAGGCGGCGGGCGCGGCGCCCCGCTCCCCAACGGCATCTATCAGGTGCTGGTCGAGGAGGCGAACGTCGAGCAGAGGGAGAACGGCACGCAAGTCACGCGCCGCTACGGCAACATCCGCTGCCGGGACGGCACGACGCAAGTGGAAATGCCTGATGGCTCCATGTACCACATCGGCAACCGCAAGCTCTTCGCGCGCTCCTGGTGGGAGCACACGAACGCGCAGGCGGCGCAGATCGGCCAGCGGGAACTGGCGCGCGAGGCCATCGCGCTGGGTCTGATGCAGGCGCCGGCCAAGGGCGCGGAGGCGGAGTTTCCGTTCGAGGCGCCGGAAGCCTACGCGACGGAGATCACGGGCAAGGAACTGCTGGTCAAGACGCGCCTGCGGGCGAAGATGGGCAAGGACAAGAAGCCCGTGAAGGACGAGGAGGGGAACGTGCAGATGGAGCCCGAGGTGATCGAGTGGCTGGCGCTGTAGGGCGGCCGGGCGGCGGGTGGCTGGCGATGGGGCCAGTCACCCGGCCCACCACGGGAGAGGCCCGATGAACCCCAAGCTGTACAAGGTACTTGCCCCCTGCCGGCGCTCGTGCCACGGCGGCTCGCATACCTGGGAGCCCGGCGTCTGGTACACGGTCGAGGGCGAACTCGTCGCGTGCAAGCGCGGCTTCCACCTCTGCCGCGCCAACGACTTGCTCGAATGGCTGCACGCCGAAATCTGGCACGCGGAAGCGCGAGGCCAGATCGTGGACGGCGGCAACAAGCTCGTTGTGCGCTCGGCCCGCATCACCACGCCGACCGCGTGGGGCGACACGACGGCGCGGCTCTTTGCGGCCGACTGCGCGGAACGGGCGCTCGCCGTGGCGAAGGTGACCGACGCCCGGAGCCACGCAGCCGTCAAGGCCGCACGGGAGTTTGCGGGCGGCCTGATAGACGCCGCTGCCGGGGCCGCTGCCTGGGCCGCCGCCAGGGACGCTGCCAGGGACGCCGCCGGGGACGCTGCCAGGGACGCTGCCAAGGCCGCTGCCTGGGCCGCTGCCAGGGACGCTGCCTGGGACGCTGCCGGGGACGCTGCCAGGGCCGCTGCCAGGGCCGCTGCCGGGGCCGCTGCCGGGGACGTTGCCGGGGACGCTGCCAGGGCCGCTGCCAGGGCCGCTGCCTGGGTCGCTGAAAGGGCGTGGCAGACCAAGCGGCTCGTCGCGTACATCGAGGGCCGGGTGGACATCGAGCGCGTGATTGCGGAGGCGTACGCTGGCGGGTCGGCGGCCCGGCCCCGGCCATGAGCGAGCGCACGGGGATCGAGTGGACGGATCGCACCTGGAATCCGTGGCACGGCTGCACGAAGGTCTCGCCGGGCTGCGCGCACTGCTACATGTATCGGGAGAAGGCGCGCTACGGCCAAGACCCGGACGTGGTGATGCGCAGCAAGACGACGTTCACCGCCCCGCTGCGCTGGCGGGAACCGGCGCGCGTCTTCACCTGTTCGTGGTCCGATTTCTTCCATACCGCCGCCGACCCGTGGCGCGACGAGGCGTGGGCGATCATCCGCGCCACACCGCACCTGACCTACCAAATCCTGACCAAGCGGATCGGCCGGGTGGTGGACCATCTGCCGCCGGACTGGGGCGACGGCTACCGGAACGTCTGGCTCGGCGTCAGTGTCGAGAATCACCGGCACATCTTCCGCGCGTCGGCGCTGGCCTGTGTCCCCGCGCGCGTGCGGTTCGTCAGCGTCGAGCCGCTGCTTGGCCCGGTGGTCTTCGGGACGCTGCGTGACCTGCACTGGGTGATCTGCGGCGGCGAGAGCGGCCCGCAGGCGCGGCCGATGGCGTTGGAGTGGGCGCGGGCGCTGCGCGACGAATGCGCGGCGGCGGGCGTGCCGTTCTTCCTCAAGCAGCTCGGCGGGCACCCGAACGCGCGAGCGCACGGGCAAGCGATCCTCGACGGCGTGCGGCATACCGCGACTCCATTGGCTGAGCCGGGCGGGCGCCCCCGATGAGCGGCCAAGTTGAGCGCGTGCCGGGGCGGGCGCGCACGCCGTGAATACACACTTGGGGGCGGTGAGCGCCCACCGGGGGAACGCATGAGCGCATCAGGTTGGGAGTGTCCGAAGTGTGGGCGCGTCTACGGGCCGTTTGTGATGGAATGTCTCAACTGTCGCGGATACGACGTGGTGCGTGGCGGGACGGGCTTCGTGCCTCAGCAACAGCAGCGGTGCCCCGGTTGCGGGAAGTGGCCGTGCGATGGGTCAACAACGGGTTGCCCGCTGCCGTCGCAACCGAGGATCACGGTGTGAGCGCCCGCGCGTACACGGCCGAGGCCGAGGCGCTGCTGCTGGCGCTGGCCGCTTTGGACTCTGCGCGCATCGCGTTTGACACGGAGCGTCGCAATGACCGTGTCGCCTTCAACGAACTGGCCGAGCGCAGCGAAGCCGAGCGCGTGTTCCTCCGTGCCTACAAGGCGGCGTTGGAGCGGGCCTCCGCGGCCCGCGAGCCGGAAGTCCTGGATGGCTGGGACTTCGCGCAGAAGATGGAGGACGAACGCGATGTAGCATTGGCCGTGATCCGCTCGCTCCACAATCCTGTCCTGCTGGCACGCGCGTGGTTCGAGGAAGCGGAGAGCAGCGCGCCACATCCTGCGAAGTGGACCGACAGCGGCATAGACCAGCAAACTCGTATCGCGTTCGCAGCGCGCGTACTGGATCGCTTGGCGGCCGTGGCGCCGGAGGCGTGATGGCACCATACAACTGGCGGCGCTACTGGGTTGATGCGGTGTATGCGGTTCCACACGACCCGGCCTGTCCTGCTCGCGCGGGGCGCTGCGACTGCCGGACACGGGACGGGCGCATCGCGGCAGGCATCATCGTCGCGTTGGCGGCATACCGCGACGAGTGGGCGAGACGCGGAACCGAGAACGAATGCCAACAGGCGGCGCGCCTCGCCTTCCAGACAAAGTGTGGGGTGGGCGCGAGCCCGCCGGGGAGGGACGGATGAGCAAGTTTCGCTGGTGGCTGTCGTTCGTCGGGCAGGTTATCGCAATAGGCGCGGCCATCCTCAACTTCCACGATAACGCGGCTTTCTGGGCGTGCTTGGCGTGCTCGTTCGCCATCGGCGCGGAACGCGAAGCGCGGGAGCGTGCTCGGTGAGCGGCGCGCCGGGCGCGGGCGACCGCGAGCGAGCGCGGGAACTGGCGCCGACGCTTGTGATGCTCGCTGAATACAACCCGAGCGAGGCCAAGCAACTCCTTGAGGCGGCCTCCCTGCTGCGGCGGCTGGCGGCGGCCCCCGCGCCCGACCGCGAGATTGGTCCCCGTGTTCGTGCGGCCTTCGACGCTCTTGACGCCGCGAGGGTCGAACCCGGAAAGGCGGTGGGCGCGACCATCAGCAGACTCGGCGGCCCGATGGACCGCGAGCGTTTGGGCACGTTGGGGCAACTGATGGCACAAGCCGCGAAGGAGCATCCGACGAAGCACTATCCGGGGCGCGCTGGTGAGGTTGAGCCGGTGACGGTGTGCGCGACGTGCGGCTACGAACTTGGCAGCGACCTCGAATACTACGACCACCTTGCAGACGCCGTGCTGGCGTCGGGGCGCGCCGGGGAGGACGGACGATGAACACGCGGGCGAAGGTGCATGGGTACGTCGTGATCTGCGACCGCTTCGGCATCCTACAGCCGACGACGCACTGCAACGCGCGCGAGCGCGGCGTGCTGTTCTCGACGGGGCCTCGCGTCCATCCGTTCCGCACCCGCCAGCAGGCGCGGCGCGCCATCGCCAAGACTCAGCGGTTCGCCACCCGTGCAGGCTACACGGAATGGCTGAATTACCGCTACCGTATCATCTGCATCACGCAGGACTACCAGCCGGAACGCAAGGTGGCGCGGTGAGCGGCCCGGCGGCCCCGGGGCCGAGACTGCTCCCCTGCCCCTTCTGTGGGGGCAAGGCATCGCTGATGCGACGCGACGACGTGGACTGGGAAGCCTGGTGCCGACGGTGCTACGCGAACGTCACCGGCAACGATGAGGCACAAACGTGCGCGGCGTGGAATCGGCGGGCGGCGCCCCCGCGCGAACAACTCGCCAAGGCGCTGGAGCGGCTGGTGCTCTCGCTCGACGGCCTACTCAACGATGCCGAGGGCTACGACAAGTCCTGCGTGCGCGCCGCGTTCCTCGGGACGAAGGGCGAGCCGCCGTTCGACGGGCTACCTGCGTGGAAGCGCGAAGACTTGCTCGCAACCGAACTCGGCGCGCGGGCGGCTTACTACGACGCCAAGGCAGCGTTGGCGGATGAGCGGGCCGCGCTCGGGACCGACCCCCGGTGAACGTCTGCGTGCACGACTGGGAGTTCCTGTCCAGCGGGGCCTGGCACGACTTCCTCTACTTCTTCTGGCGCTGCACCCGCTGCAACGCCCTTGACACGGTGACGGCATGGCGAAAGTAAGGGCGAAGAAGAAGCTGCCCGCTTCGGCGGAAGCTATCAAGGAGGCGCGGCTCCTGCGAGCCCTGCTGCGTGATCAAGCGTTTCTGGGGCTCGTGCGTGTGAGCGGCTTGCCCGATCCCGTGATGGAGCACGCGTTCGCAGCGCCCGAACGGAAATTCCGCTTCGACTATGCTTGGAAAGAACAGATGGTCGCGTTGGAAGTAGAAGGTGGCGCATACACGGGCGGACGCCACACGCGCGGGCCGGGCTTCGTGAAAGACCTCGGCAAGTACTCACTGGCAGCCGCGATGGGTTGGCGCGTCATTCGCGTGACACCAATGCAGCTTGCGACGGACTACACGATTAACTTGCTCAAGCAGGCGTTCCGCTACCGCACGGTGAGCGTATGAGCGCGCCCCGCTATCGCAGCGCGTGGGACGACGAGCCCGTGCCCGATGTGGAAAGAGTTTCGGAAAATGTAGCGCGCGGCGCGGAGCCGATTCGCGATGTGCCTGTCGTACAGTCGGTGGCAAGCCCGAACATGGCGACGGCCCCACAGATAGCGACCTGGGCGGCAGGCACATCCTTCTCCGCCGCGCTCGCGCAGGCCCTTGCCGCCGCCGGCCCCCCGCGTACCAAGTGGGGCACGCTGGCCCAGCGCGTGGGTGTGCCACCGAGCCTCTTGCGCCGGATGCGGCTGGGGCTCGGCGTGAGCAGCCAGTCAATGGACAAGGTGGCCAAGGCGTTGCACTTGCAGATCACCATCACGCAGGGGGACTAAATGCAAAGTGTGACCACGCTCATCTCCGTCGAGGAAGCCTTGCGCCGCAGCTACGAGGCGGTGAAGGCCGCCGCCGCCGAGGACTACGGCCACGATGGCAAGGTCTACGTCACCTACCTGGAGCAGCATCTCCAGCGTGCGTTCGCGGAGCCGCCGCACTATGTGCCTGAGCCGCCGCAGCCCTGGACGATCCCGCTCCAGCAACCGGAGATCGACATCTGCCCAAGGTGCGGGGAGCACGCGGAGTTCGTGCTGGACGACGACAAGTTGTTCGAGAGCGTGTGCTGCGGCGCGCGGCCCATTAACGTGGACCCGTCCTAATGCAGCCCCGCAACCGCCTCGTCTATTGCCGCTACCTGGACCCCGTGGATACGCTGCCGGGCTCCCGCATCGCGCTCCTCGACGGCAGCCTCCGCGCCATCACGGCCCAGCAGGGCATCATCGAGGCCGTGGCCAGCGGGGGCTACGACGACGAGGGCGACTGGGTGCCCACCGATCCCATCTTGATGCCTGGTCGCCTGCTCGTCCACGCGCCGTTCAAGCGCATCCCGACTCGGGACGAGCAGCATTTCTTCGTGCACGAGGATGACGTGGTCGCGGTGCTGGCGTGAAGTGGTGGGCCGTATTAATCCTGTGGGCGCCGATCTATCTCTGCGTGGGCCTCGGCACGTGGGAAGTGCTCAGGGGGCGGCGCGAGCCGCCCGCCGACTCGCCGCCTTCGGCCGACTCGCCAACTGACGGCGCAACTCCGACAACGCCTGCCCCTTGACGGCATCGGGCAGGCTGGAGTTCTCGATGCTATTGGTCACGTCATCCAGCATGGCGTCGTGCGCCGAGTCGGACGGCGCCTTCAGGATGTCCGTGGCGCGCTGCGTCACGTAAGCCTGGACGCGGCGTTCAAGCTGGCCCTCTTTCATGCCAGCTACTTGCGAGGCGGGCGGGCCAATCGAGATGCCGGGCGTCGAGATGTTGGCGAGGAAGGCGCCCGTGCGCGCGAGCGGGTTCTGGATCGCGCGGATAGGCGAGCCTGGTTGCTCGGCTTGCCCCACGATGGGGTTCGCCTGCGTGAGCGCCGTGGAAATCTGGTTCTTCCACTGCTCGGCCGCCGTGAGACCCAGCGGCGCCGGGTGCAGGAACTCGCCGGGCTGCGTCATGTAGGGCTGCGTATTCAAGAGCGCCGTCCCGGCGAATCGTATCCACGGGCTGGCAATCCCCAGGATGACGTTCCCGAAATCCGTGGTCGCCTGCTGGAGTCCCTGCGCCACGCGCTGCGCCAGTGGTCCCACGCCCGCCATCGTCTCAGTGGCCAAAGCGCGGAGTCCTGTGGTGCGCCAGGCCCGCGTGATGCCAGGGTCCAGCATATTCCCGCGCGCATAGACGAACTTCTGGTCATCGCCTGTCCCGGTGGCGCCGATGCCGATCTTCGTGGGATCGCCCCAGTTCAAGTGCTGCGGGTCCCACGGCCAGTAGCCCGTCGAAGCTTTCGTGATGGCCGATCTTACCACGGCATCTCCCACCACGCCCCGCCACGCGGTCTCCGCTCGCAAGAGAAGCTGGCGGCTCTTGGGCAGGTTGCCCCAGATGCTCATCGGGAGCCCTGTGCCCCCGCTCACGCCCGGCAGGAACGGGCCCGCCATCCGCTCGGCCTCGCGGGGAATGGCGCTGGACTGGTAGGAACCGAACGCCCAGAGGCGGCTCTTACGCAGCAAGGCCAGCGTGTTGGTCTGCATCTGGGTGCCGTAGGTACCGGCCATTCCGTTCACGAATTGTCTCACTTCCGCATCCGTGGCGTCGTGGCCCGCGTCCTTGGCGAACTGCCGCACTGCCTGCAACGCCATGAGCCGCACGCGCGTGTCCCAGCCCGCGAGCCCCGGCCCGAACTGCGGCATGCCGAACAAGAACTTGGGCATGGCATCCAGCAGTGGCACGCCGCGCCGCAAGGCAGCCACCATGCCCTGCCCGGCCTCCTCGGCCAGCGGGCGGCCCGACAAGGCACCAATGCGGGCCAAGTAGGAGATGCCTTCCGCCATCGCGGCCGGGTCGCTGCCCACGTGCACCATCGAGGCAATGGCCGTGCCCTTGGGCCCCAGCGAGGGGAACAGATTGATGGCGCGCCCCCAACCCTTGGCGATCTCGTTCCCCACGCCCGGCACACCCGCGAGCCCGCTGACCATGCGCCACGCGTGCGAGCTTGCCTCCACGGGCGCCGCCAGTTGGAGCTGGGTGGCCAAGTCCAAGAGCCCCACGGCCCGGTTGCCTGTTGCGCTGCGGAAGAACACGTCCCGCGTGGCCAGCTTGTCGTAGGCGTTTTTCAAGACGGGCGGCACTTGCCAGCGCCCGTTCACGTCCGCGCCCAGCGACTTCAAGTCGGCGGCCTGGAAGGGCAACGTCACCATGCCGGGATCGGGTCGCTCGCGCTCGCCCAGTTGCCGGACGCCGGGCGACTTGGTGATTTCCTCCATCATGGCCCGGCGCGTGGTCTTGGGCATCACGTCGTGCAGCCAGCTATCCACCATCGTGGAGATGTCGTTCTCGTACGTGCCGGTGCCCGTGCGGCCCAGCGCGGCCGAAGTCTTGAGCGCGCGATAACGAGACGGGATGGAGCCTGCGCCCGCTGGCACGGCGGGCACGCCCGTGACGGTCGCAGCCTCGGTGGCCTCGGCCGTCTCAAACTTCGGCACCAGCGAGAGCACGGGTGCTTCCAGATCGGCCGCGTGGAACTGGCCGAGCGAGAGACCCGTCTGGAGCTTGTGCGCTTCGAGCATCGGCTGAAGCCGTTCGTCTAGCCACTTGACGATGGGCTGGAGCGCGGCGCTGCGGGCCGCGAATTGCTGTTGCTGGGCCTGCGTCAATTCGGGAATGCGCACGGCCTCGCGGGCGGATTGAAGTCGTGTCAGTTCGTTCGGGTCCGTGGTGCTGGCAATCTGGGCGTCGAGCCTGCCGCGCAGCCGCGCGCCCTCGCGGGCGTTGAACCAGTCCCCGAGCAATGTGCGGTCATCGATACTCAGCCGCGCGATGCCGGAGAAGTCCTTGACCATCAGGCCCGTGTAGCCCGTGGCCATCTGGCTCGCGGCGGCCTGACTGAGCGCGGCATGGGCGCGGTCGAAGCCTGCCTTCCGCACGTCCGCAAACAGATCGCCGAACGCCACCTGCGAGAAGTAGCGCATGCGGCCGAAGAGCCCCGTGAACTCGGGATTGGGCGGGGAATTCAAGGGTGTAAGCGAGACGCCCGCGCCCGTCTCTGACACGGTGCCCGTCGGGATCTCGTGCGGCGTCTCAGGCAAACCCTTCACGTTGGCAATGGCCTCGGCGGGCGTGGTCCCTATCCCGAACCCACGCGGCGTATTGATGCGCGTCCCGCCCACGGCCCGGAACCGCCCATCCGGCATCTGGCCCACCACATACATCCCGTCGTTATCCCACATCGGGACTTGGCGTTCCGTGACACGCGGGAACACGGCATCCGAGGCGCGTGCAAGATTCTGCGCGGTGGGCGAAGGGAAGCGCCGCTGGGCCAGCGTGGTCGCGGCGCCAATGAGTCCCACGGCCGCCGCCTCAAAGCCGCCAAACCCCAGCGCGTCCTTCGTCACGGCATCCAGCCGGGTCTCATCCGGCCGGGTGGGGCGCAGGGCCCCGTACACGGTCCCGATGGTGGCCCCGTGGGCAAACCCCTTGACCACGTTCCCCAATCCCCGTAGGAGCGTCTGGACGCCTCCAGAACCTGCGAGCGCGGCCTCGGGCAGTACGGACTCGGCCAAGCGCCCGAGCGGGCCTCCTACGGCCACGGAGGCGGCTAGGGCGGTCGCCGTCTGGGCATGGGCCTCGTCCTGGAGTTCCTCGGGCGTGGAGGGCACGTAACCGAGGTTATTGGCGCCGGGGAGCCCGCTGGAGCCGGCGAGGCGGGCGAAGTGCCGGGTGGCGCCTTCGGCCATTGCGGGCAAGTCCATCACGGTTTGGGCCACGCCTTCAAAGGAACCAAAGAGTTGATGCTCCAGGCTGGTTCCTGCGGTGCCGGAGAGTCGGATAGGCTGGTCAGTAGTGGCAGCGCCTTCAATTGCCCGATGGGCCGTAGGTGGTGTGGGGTGGAGTTGGGCGGCCAACGGGCTTTCGCCAATCGCCCATCCTGGCGGCAATGGCGTAGAGGGTGAATGGAGAGACGCAAACGGGTCTGGGCTTCCATACACTTGGTCTAGGGCAGAGCGCGCAGGCGTTCCGTAGACCTGATCGAGAACGCTGCCGCCTGTCACGGCACTGGACACTGGCATCGGTTACTTCAGACCAGCCCGTTGCAGGGCTTCCCGAGAATAGCCGTTATCTTTGAGAAGGCTAGCAATTCCCACATCATCAAAACCAGCCCGACGCAGCGCAGGCAAGATGCGGCGGACGCTCACGGCGTCGTCGGGAATTTTGCCAGTGGGAGAAGCAATTTTGGGAATGCCACGTATCAAAACCCCGGCCTGCGCGGCCAATTCTGCCCCGGTCATGTTTTTGTGGGTGATCGGATCGGTAAACGTTTGGGCCTGCTCATCCAAATAAGCCGACAACGGACGCCGGTTGTTGACAAAGTGTCTGGCGTCGTCGGCCGCCTTGGCCCGCCGGGCAGCATCAAAGGCCCCAATAATCATCTGGCGCTGGGCCATGTCGGCTTGGGCATCTCCAGCGGTTTGTGCCGAACGCCGCTCCAGCGAGGCGCGCAAGTGTGTCAGATATACTTCTAGCGGTCCCGAATTGGGATGTTGCTGGTACCATTGGTCTAAGGCGCGCGATGCAGCGGTTTGCGCCCCCGCTGCGGCAATGCGTGCAGGCGCCTCTGCTCCGCCTACAGCGGCTTCGGTGCGAGCGGTTTGTGCCTGTGCCCCGCTCGCAAACATCTTGTTCGTGTTCTCGACGGCCGTCCGAAACGCCGCCGTGATGTCGGGATCGTCGTTGTGCGTGAACGCCTGATTGATGGCGTCATCGTACGCCTTGTCGCCGGGCCGTGCGCCCTTCGCCACGGCAATCATCAGCGGGCCCATGTATCGCTGCACGCCCGTGCGAATCTCGTCCTCGCGCTGCTGCTGCTTGTCAGCGAGTTGCTGGCGCTTGCGGTCGTCGGCCGTCTGCTGGCCGCGCTGGGTGGTCTCGCTCTCGATGTTGCGCAACTGGGCCGCTTGGAGCAAGGCGCGCATGGCCGCCTCTTGCTGCGCCTGCTGGTTCTCGCGGTGCCGCTGGATCGCATCGGCAATGCTGGAGAGCGCGTTGCCGATGGCCTCGCCCGCACCCTCGACCGGAATGACTTCGGGGCCGGGCATATTACGCTCCCGCTGCGCCAGCGATCTTGGCGCCGCCCGCGAGAATCTGCATCAACTGGACGAGCCCGCTGGGCTGCGTCTGGTACGCGCCGCCGAACGTGTTGCCTAGCGCGCCGCCGAACAAGGCTTGGAGCGCTTGCATCTGCGCGTTGCCCGCCTGCCCGGCGAGGCCGCCCAGCGTGGAGGCGGCCTGCAACTGGCGATTGAGCCCCTGCTGGATCATCTGGCTCGCCAGCATGTTGAAGTCGTTCACGCTCTGCGAGCCCAGTTGCCCCTGCGCCTGCAACATGCCGGAACTGAAGCGCCCGCCGGGGGCGTTCGCCGTGAGTTTGTTGCTGGCCGTGTTGAGATTCTGCTGGAACACGGGCTGCAAGGCATCCAGGCCACTCGGCACCTGCCCCGTCAGCATCTTCTGGATCTGCGGGAACGCCACGTTCAGCGCCTGCATCTCGGGCGACTGCATGGCCGAGTACTGCCCGATGCCCGTGCCGCCCATCTGCAAAGCGCCGGCACCGGGACCGCCAAGACCCGCCAAGCCTCCGAGCACACCGAGGCCCCCGCCGGGCTGCGCCCCCGTGCCCATCAGCATGTTCAGAATGGATTGCTGGGTGCCCTGCGCACCCGGATAGTTCGGCAGATACGTGTTGGAAGGCTTAGTGCTGAGCAGGCTCCCCAAGCCCAGGCTCGACCCTATCTGTGCCAGACCCATCGGTCGTCTCCGGTCGCTTGAGCGCGAGGAACTCGTCCTCGGTCAAGCTGAGCAAGATCAGATCGTGCCACTTGCCATGCGACCGGACTACCTGATAGCGCCGCGATCCCCACATGGCCTGCTCTTCCGTCAGGGTGCGTTCCCTCACGGGGTAGCGGCCCTGCACGTGGGTGCGCTTGTCCTGCACCTTCAATTTACGGCCTTCGGCTTCGTAACGGAAGCCCAGCACGTTGTGGGCAAAGTAGATGAGATTGATGGCAAAGGCCGGGATTTCCGCGCTCAGTCGGTGGATGCGCAGGTTCGCGAACGCCCACTCCATCATGTTGAAGAGGAGCGGCACCTTGTTGTCCAGCTTGCCGTCGAAGAACAGGAAATGACAGTGCGCATCTACGTTGGGCACCAAGTCGGTGAGCATGATGATGCCCGCCGGCTGGGCCCCGCTGGCCCAGTCCTTCCCCAGTTCCCACACCTCGAAGATGAGGTTCGAGGGGTTGCCGAGCATGGCGCCCGCGAGGTCGCGGCGGCCCTTCTGGTAGTCGGACCAGATGGTGTCGTGTTCCACGAGGCGGTCGAGGATGTAACTGAGCTTTGCGCCGGGTTCGGGCGTGAAGGGCACGGCGAGGAAGCGGCTCACTTAGTCAGTAGCCCCAGTCCGCCCGCCGCGTGCAGGCGCTCGAACTCCAGCACCACGCCCCCGCGCTTCTTGAACTCAATGTCGAGTCCGAATGGCCCCACCACGTCGTGCCCGCAGATGAGCCCGCCGGGCCGGACGATGCGCAGGCACTCGTCCAGTTCCAGCCCTACGTGAGCTGCCGTGTGGTCGTCATCCAGAAACACGAAGTCGCAGAAATTGTCCGGGCGACCGCGCAGCCATTCCAATGCATCGCACTCGATCAGATTCACGCCGCTATAGGTGTCGGTCGTGATGGGCTTGATGCGCTCAAAGGCCCGCAGGATGCGCTCGCGGTCGTTCTCCAGCGTCCAGAGCAGCGCTCCGTGCTGGCTCGCGTAGGCTTCCATGGCGTGGAACATGGCGATGGAGGTACGGCCCTCGAACGTGCCGGTCTCGATCAGTACGTGGGGTTTCTTCGCCCGAATCAGCGCACACAGTACGTCCACGGTCCACGGCTCCGCGCTGCCGCTGCGGTAGGCATCCAAGTCGGTCACGGATTCCCCCGGAGCGCCTGCTCCAATCGCTCGAACCGGATGAGTACCAGTGCCCAGTGCCCGGCCACGCTCTTGAGGGGCGAGCGCAGCAGGGCTTCGTCCAAGTCGGCTAATGCCTTGCGCGCGGCGACCGTCACGCGATCAACCAACGGTCGAAGGATAGCAACCAGCTGGCGTAAGCCTCAATGCCCGTGCGGAACATCCAGCGCGAGCGCCAGCCCGTCCGCTTGGCAAAGAGATCGGGCGAGCCCGTGCAGTCACGGATGTCGCCTTCGCGCTGCGTGTTGGTGATGCGAGGCTCGATGTCGGGGCGACCGAGTGCGAGACCCAGCGTGCGGGCGGCGGTCAGGATGCTGGTTGGCCAACCCGTGCACACGTTGTACGCCCCGAAGATGGGGCCCGCCATCGTGGCCGTGCGCACGACGGCATCCGCCACGTCCGCCACGTACACGAAGTCCCGCGTCTGCCCGCCGTCCTCGTAGACGATGGGCGGCTGCCCCGCCAAGAGCGCCTGTGCGAAGTTGGCCAGCACGCCCGTGTAGGGATTCGTGAGCGCTTGCCGGGGCCCGTACACGTTGAAGAACCGCAGGGCCACGGTCTCCACGCGGTGCTGCGCGCCCCACATCAGGCAGAGGCGCTCTTGGTCGTACTTGGTGAGGCCATAGACGGACGCAGGCACGCAGGGCGCGGACTCGGGCACGAGGTGGCCGCCTGCCCCGTACACGCTCATGCTGCTGGCCACGACGAGCCGCTTCAAGTTCCCGCGCGCCATCGCCTGCTCCAAGTTGCGCAGGAGCTGCGTGGTCTCGACGGTGTTGCCTCGGATGTAGCGGTCGGGGTCGGCCATCGAGTCGGCCACGCCTACCTGCGCGGCCAAGTGAATCAAGCACTCGGTCTCGGCCAAGTCCGTGTAGGTGATGGCGTCGGCATGGCAGACTCGCAGTTCGACGGAGTCGGGCCACCACGCGGGCTTCATCTGCTCCGGGTGCACGCGCGGCTCCAGACAGTCCACGCCCAGCACTTCGTGATGCGCAGCGAGCAGGCGGTCTACAACGTGGCTCCCAATGAACCCGCACGACCCGCTAACGAGGATTCTCATTGTCTCACTTCCAAGGTTCGGCGCCTAAGGCAACTTCAGCGTCGTAGACTGCGAGATCGCGCACCCACCGAATGGCCGCCATCTTGTGCTTCAGCAAGATCGTGTGCCCCTGGTCCCACGTAAAGACTTGCGGCACGTCCGTCCACGGGCAGTCCTTCCACATCTCGCGCCGCATCACGCAGGCGTGGCCCATCACGTAACCGTCCTCCTTGCCATTGTTCAGCAGGATATCAAGCTCGTCCCGGAACGTGTGGCGTTCGGGCACCAGTACGTCCCAGTGCCCGTCGGTGCCGTAATGCGAGACGAGGTTCACGAAGAAGTCCTCGGCGGGCACGTGGTCGTCGTGCAGAAAGACAAGCAACGTGGAGGACGTAGCCTCGGCCCCGGCCTGCCGCGCGGCCAGCGCATCCGTGCAGTCGAAGTTCTGGCTCGCCACGGGCACGTAGCGCCAGCGATCCCCGAGTCCCGGCTCGTGCCACTCGCCTGCGACGATCACCTCATCCACGAGCGGGTTCTCGCACACGCGGGGCAGCAACACGCGCTGGAGAATCTTGGCCCGCGCCTTGTGCGGCACCTTCCCGCTGCTTAATACTTCACCCGACTTGGCGCCGAGTGCGGCGGTATTGATGATGACTGACACGCTCAATCGCAGGCCCTCCCCGATACACCTAGCCGCTTCGCCATCAGGCGAAAAACTGCATCATGGGCAACCTTGCGTCCAGTTGCCGCTTGCCAAACATGGATGACTTCGTGGAGCAAAGTCTCCCGTACATATGACCAGTGGTCCGTCAGGGCGTGGTGTTCCCAGAACTCGATGTAGCGCGGGGCGCCCGTATAGTCGTCCGTCCAGAGATGCGCGATCTCAGGCTCCTCGGAGTTCTGGCGTTTGCGCACGCCGGGATTGATAAAAATGGGCAGCATGGGCAGCAGCATACCGAACCGCGACTGATTGACTTCGTGGTACGCGGCATAGAGTTGGCCGAGGGTCTTGTATGCGCTGCGTTTCATGCAACCTGTCTCCTCCTACGCCTTGCCAGCCACACGATAAGCGTCGCCTGGTTCTTGGATGAATTACAGTTCTGGCACGCCGCTACAATGTTGCTGGCATCGTGCCAGCCACCTCGGGATAGCGGCTCAATGTGATCCATGGTCAGCTTCTTGGGTCGCCCACAATACGTACAGAACCCCAACGATGCAGCAAGAATGTCCTGCCAGTCTTGCCAAGTAAGTGTTCCTGGCGCAGACAACTTCAGGGCATTGCGCTTGGCTGCGGCAAAGCGCAGACGATCTCGATGCGCCTGAGCATAACGCCGAGACTCCTCGCGCTTCTTATCGGGGTGCGCAGCTCGCCAACGGCGAATTGCTTCGTTGCACCGCTCGCGGTTTTCACGCCGATACCTGGCCTCAGTAGCACGGCACTTCTCTGGATTCTCGGCCCGATAACGTTCCCACAATTCCCGATAGCGCTCGGGATGCGCCTTGCGCCACTTGGCACGAGCAATGCGTTTGCGCTCAACCAACGGGAGCTTATCGGCCATACACCTTGTCCCGCCACAGCAGTTGCCCGTTACGGATGAAGGGCATCTCCACGTCCATCAGATAGCGGTCGGCATTCCACGTAAGAATGGTTACAGCCTGCTGCCAGTCCGTGTGCGTGGCCCATGGAATATCGTAGCGACAGGTACACCCGTCCTCAATCCAGCGCGCCACGCCGTTGTCGTCCGTATGGGGCCACGGGACCGCCCGATGTGTGTGCCCGCTGATGCCGCTCCGGCCGCTGGCCATCCACTCGCGCTTGGCCGTGAACCCGGCCCATTGGGAAACTATATCGCCATGCTTGACCAGCAGTTTTGGTAACACGCTCCGGCCCGGTTGCTCACGATAACCAATCCACTTCCACCCGATGTCCTTGAGTTGCAACAGTTCAGGCCACGACAGTTTCTCATAGAACGTATCGAGCCTGGCTATCTCGCGCGCCGGCCCTTGAAGCCGCCAGATGGCCCGTTGAAGTCTCGACTCGTGATTGCCTTCCAAAATCCACCGCTCGGCCTGCGGTGCCAGTTGCGCCCATTGATGCAACTTCGTTCTGGCAAAGTCAATGTCTTGCTGGAGCGTACCAAGCCGTCGCGGGTCAACCGGGAATTTCTCGCTGAGTTCCCCGGCATCAATGAGGTCGCCCAGATGTACCAAGATGTCGGGTTTGGCATCTTGGATCACGGCTTCCACACACGCCAGCGCGCCGTCATCTTGGTACGGTATGTGAGAGTCGCTGAACACTACAGCTTTCAGCAACTCGCCTTCGCGGCGCTGGGCCGGAGCGGGAATAGGCACGGCAAACGGGCGTACGGTCTGCTCACTGGCGGCGGGGGGAAGCGCCCCAGGCACCTCACGTAACGCCCGCTGCCGGGCATAGAACGCGTCGATGGCGGCCTTGTACTCGTCGCGGATGTCGGGAATGAAGTTGTCCAGTTGCTTGTACGTGCAGCCCACGCGGTGGGCAATCGCCACGCGGTCATTGCCGAGTTCAACCGCCGCCTCCAGCACGGCGCGCTTGTCTTCCGGCCCCCAGCGGAACCGCGTCACGACACGGCCGCTCGGAGTTGCTCCACCCGCTTGAGCCAGCCCGGCAGGAACTTCGCCTGCGAGGGGTCCACCTCCACGTCGTGATGGTATCGGGCAATGCGGATTGCCAGATAGGCGGTAATCGTGGCGGCCTCGTCGGCCGTGGCCGTCGCAGCGGCCGTTTCCGGTCCCCAGATGCCATCCGGCTCCACGTCCACCGCTTCCTGCAAGAACTTGATGGCGCGAACCGGTCCGTGATTCACGGCGGCGTCGAAGTGCACCTTCGCCAACTTGACGCCGGGAGCCTTGGCCAAATCGTCGCAACGGGCTGGCACCCAATACGTGGAAAGGTAGATGGACGACAGCTCTTCGGGGGTGATGTCCTGTACGGTACGAAGCGGGAGGTTCAGCCCGTTGCGGTAGTGGTCGTAGACGCGTTGCGTGATGCCCCTGTTCGTTGCGCCCCCGTGATCGACTGGGTCGTCCACGAAGCCTCCCTCGAACGTGAGGGTCAGACTCAACGCGTCAGAGAAGGCAGTCATAGAGACATGGCCGGCGCGCGTGTTGGATTCCGCGCGGAACCCTCTGCGCCATACAGATCAGGTTGCAAGCCCTTTCTGTCTCGGGTCACTACTCCCGACTCCTCCGGCCCATTGTCTTCATGTCTCATGCGCGCCTAATGTACGGGTTGAGCGGCGCCTGTCAAGGGGCGGGTGGGCCACCGGGCAGATACTTGGACAGGAACGGGGCCACCGTGGTCAGCACCTTGATGATGTCATCTGTGTCAATCAGCACGCCGCCTAGCCCCACTACAGCCACGCAGGGCCACGGACTCACCTTGGCAAGCAATCCCAGCCCGCCAAAGACGACGAGCGCCAACCCGACCAAGTCCTTCGGCAAGCTTTTCATTGTCCCTCCCGCAAGTCCCGCAGCCCGTCCAGCGTGGCCTTGTCGTGCGCCTCGAACTTCGCCGTGAGCCCCACCAGCGAGTCCCGCATCGTCTCCGTGTTCCTGGCGATCTGCTCCAAGTAGAACTCGGTCTTCCCGCCGTTACCGTTGGTGCTGAACACGCCCAACGCACTCTTGAGTAGTGGCACTGCCCGTAACACGAAGAACGCTCCTGCGGCCGTGTAGGCGCCCGCCCTGAAGTCAACGGTCATCCGGCACCCACGGACGCGAACCGATACACGGTACGCCCCGACCGGAACCCGAACTCCGCTCCATTCGTAGTCAGCGACAGCACGCTGAAATACAGTGTCCCATCGGCCACCTTGGCCGTGGTGCCGCTGAAACTGGTTGTCGTACTCGATGTAGCCGTGGTCATCGCCAGGTTCTTGAACAGGAACCCGCCCGCACTGGCATCCAACGTACCGTAACTCAGGCGCTGGATGCTGCTGGCCGAACGGTAGAAACCCAGCGACTTCTCGCTCAAGTAGGCATCCGGGGGCAACGACGCCGTGCCGTCTCCCGACAGCAACTGGCCGTAGGACTGTGCAATGGCCGACGCGCCCGACCGATAGAACCCGAGCGACTGCTCGCTGGTAAACGTATCGCTCGGCGCCGAGGCAGTGCCATCGGGCGTGCAGAAAATGCCCGTAGTCTGGAGCGTGCCGGGCACCGTCAACGTACTCGGCAAACTTGCCGTCGCCACGCCGCTAGCCGTCGTCAGCGTGACTTGATTGGCTGTACCCAGTACACTCGTCAGGCCCGCCGAGTTCTTGATGTAGCCGGTCGTGGCCAACACCTTCCAGCCAAACGTCTCGCTGTACTCCAGCGTGTCGCCCACCGCCAGGTTCACCACAGTCTGGTTATACAGGGTGCCGTTGGAGTTGATGCGCACCGTCACCGTATTCGACGAGGTGTCTTGATTGTATACGGTGAGGGCCTTCACGACCCGCTGGTAGCCCGAAGCCGGAGCCGTAACGAGCGTGACCACAGACGTGCCATTGGTCGAAGCCTGCGAGCTACCGGGGGTGAAGGTGATGGCGCTGGTGTCGGCATAAGAAGCCGAGGCCCCCATATCATTCGCACCCTTGGCGGCCGACAGCACCACCTCCACGGCTTTCGTTGTGGCGTCGAGAACAATCATACGCCACACCACGCTGCTACATAGGCAATCGTCAAGTTGCTTGCTCCTGTCGCACCGCTAGGCCCCGTGCCCCCACCACCTGCACCGATACCTGTCCAATGCGTATTGGTCGCCCCCGATTGCTTGTACCACACGCGGGTCGCCCCACTATCGGCCGCCAAGTTAATCAGCACGTCGCCCGGCGCTCCCGTGACGTTCGATTCCGGCGAGGCGTAGGACGTGTAACTGATGGCTGGCAAGTTGTTCACGGCCAGCGCGAGCCGTGTGAGCCAGCCGTAAAGATCGGCCGACACCGTGGAAGGCGGCGTCTCGATGCGCTGCGCGCCAGGGCTATTGGCCACTGACCGCCTCTAGTTGGCGCACGAACCCCGGATTCCACAGGAAGTACGGATTGTCGGTTAACGGAGTTCCCGACGCCCGAATAGCCGCAATGGCCCCTTGGGCTGTTTTGCCCTGTGCCATCAGCAACAAAGCGCTGGCCAGCCCGCTACGATTCTCCCCCATATGACATACCGTGAGCACCCGTACACCCGACAGAACTTTGGCCCATCGTTGTAGATAGGCGAACAACGCATCGGGCAACCCGTTCGGGTCATCAGGAATGGGCGTTTGCAGCAGAGGCACTTTCGCGGGCAACTGCTCAACCATATCTGCCATCAGCCAAATCACATCTATGTCGCGCGTATCCTCATCGTACCGCTCAGCCAGATAGGCCAGCGCCTGTTGCTTAACCGTGGGCGAAACTACCAACGCGGGGCGGCTAGCCACGGCCCGTATCCTCTAGCCGGGCGAGCGCGCGCTGAATCCTGAACCGCGTGCCGTGATCGTCCTCCAATTGCACGCTCGGATACACCGCGCTGAGCCCCACCTGCACCACCGTCTGCGCGCTGGGGTTCGCGGCTGGCAAGGCCACGCTGTAGCTCTGCACGAAGCTCTGCCCGAAATCCCGGCTCACGCTGATGGTGAGCGAACTGGCGCTGTCCGCGCGATAGTCGATCCAGAGTTCGCTGAGCATGAGCCGGCGGTCGGATTCCGCATTCCCGATGTGCGCGAGGTACTTGGCATCCACGCTCGCGCCGAGGTCGCCCGTGGCGCCCGAGACGAACTGGCCAATCGTCCCGTCGGACGTGCCCGCCAGCACCGTACGCTGGCCCGCCACGCCGCTCAACTGCCCGTACGTGAGGGTCTGCTGAAGGAACGTACCGACGAGGCCACCGAACGTGGTGGCGCTGCTGCTAAGCGTGGCGTTCGTCGCGGCGTCGATGTCGATGCCGAACGTGTGCGGCGTCCAGGTCTGGTCCGCAAAGTTGTAGTGCCGCGAGTGCGTGGGCCGCCCGCTGCCGCCCGCCACCGGGTAATAGAGCTGGTATTCATTGAGTCGCTGATCGAACACGCCCACGCTGAGTTGTGGGCTCGTAATCTCGTCGCGCATACTCGCCCAGATGGCATCGCTGATGCACTGCGGCGTGCCGCCCGGCGGGATCAGGTAGATGCGGTAGTCGGAGCCGAGGAACGCCGTGCCATAGGGAGTCTTCGCCGCGCTGAACGGCGCCGCCAGCCCCACGCCCCGATGCAACGGCACGAACTGCAAGTCGAACGGGTAGTCCGCCCGATACCCCTGCCACGTCTCGTACTCGAAGAACACGAGGATGCGCTGGCCATCTTCCACCAGCCGCTGAATCCGGCCCGTGGCGTCCAGCAGGTCGTAGAACCCACCATCTGAGGCGATCTGGTTCGCCGTCTCCGGCAGCCCCTTGCCCGTCCAGATGATGCGCTGCGGGTACACGTTGGACCCGCTGGTGATGTAGCCGAACAGCACGCGGGAATCGAACTCCGCCACGTAGCGGGCCGTGGGGGCGTTGGTGAGCGCGCTAAAGAGCCCCGCGCTGCTGCCGCTGCCGCTCGTCGGCCCGTCCCACTCGAACGCCTGGTTCACCCCGTTGCACATGACGAGGATGTTCTCGTCCAGCGTGGGATGATACGTCACGGCGAAATCCCAGTAGTCGGTATTGGCGCCGCTGGGTTTCACGTTCACCGAGTTTGCCACATACGACAGGTTCGACCATACGGCGCCCTGCGAGTTGAACCACGCCACCGTGGCAGGGCTCACAGCCACCGGATACTTGGCCCCCGTGGTGGTGGAATACTCCGTCAGGCCCACGGTGTAGTCGTGGAGACTCGTGGACGAGAGCTGCGCCAGCTTGTAGCGCGGCTCGATGCCGCCATCGCGGACGAGGAAGTTCTGGGCTACCGGCGTCACGCCTGCGGGCAAATCGGGTGGGCTCACCTTCGTGTTGAGGCCGAACGTGAGCGGCTGGGCCTTGCTCACGATGGTCTGCGGCAGATTCAGGAAATGGTAGTTGCCGTACTCCCGCACGTCCGTGCCGTAGGGCGTGGGGTTATTGGGCGTGGGCTGGTAGATCGAGCCCCCCACGTCGGAGCCGAACGTGGGCTCGGGCTTCGGCGTTTCCTGATCTTTCAGGTACGCGAAGTTGCGCGGGAACCGCTGCTGCGGCATCTCGATGGGCAGGCCCCAGTTGGGCTCCATCGTGGTGGCCGCACTCGTCGGCCCGCCTTTCTGCGGCCCCTCGAAGGCGGTCCCGAACGTGGGCGCGGCCGGGGGCTGCGGCAAGCTCACGCCCGTCCCGTACTTGCCCGAGCCACTGCGCTTGACGGCCATCAGAACGCCACCGTGCCGAGACTCAGCCAGTGCACCACGCCCACCAGCAAATTCTCCGAACTCCCGTTCCAGTACACGATGTTCGTGTAGCAGCCACCCGTGGTGATGCCCGAGAGCGACACCGCCGATTCCTCCATCCCGCCGGGGAACGTCGAAGCCTGCCCGGTTCCCCACACGCGCGGTGGCGCCCCGTAGGTGACACCGAACACCGCCGCGCTGCTGGCCGAGACCGTGCCCCCGCTCATCACCCAGCGCGTGCCCTTGGGGGGACCGGCCTCCGTGACCAGCGAGAAGGTGCCGTCTTGGAGCCAGTAGTGCTCCACGGCGAGGCGCCCCCCGACCACCTGCGTGGTGACGGAGGACGTGTCCCAGAGACGCATCGTGAACGTAGAGGAACTCGTGAACGCCGAGTCCAGTGACAGCATCAGCGAGGCCGACACCGTGGAGGAGAGGTTACTTTGTACGTCCAGGCACGGACGGCTGCCGAATCCGAACTGCGGCCAGCCCGCGCTTGCCGAACTCCTGCCGCCGCTCCCCGGCCACATCAGCGCGTTGCTGATGCCCTGCGCGAACGACGTTTCAAGACTCCGTACGGCCGAGGCGTCGCCCGCGTAGAAATCGCTGTCGTTCGGCAGCAACTCGTTCCAGCCGATGGCCATGCTAGAAACTCACGGGGCCGTAGGCCAGGTACGTGAAGGTGATGGTGGATGCCGTGGCGGTGAAGCTAGAACCGAGCATCCAGGCATCAAAGATGAAGGTGGTAGCCGACGGAGCGCCCCGAATGATCGCGGTGGCCGACCCGCTCACGCCCGTGTTCTGAAGAATGAGCGCCGGGGCCTGCGTGAACGTGACGCCGTACCCGCCCACCACGCTGTTCTGAAGCTGGCCCGTCGCCAGGATGTAGTGCGTGTTCACGGCCATCGACGTGGTCGAGGACTCAATCACCCGCGAGCCCCCGAGGAACACCGTGGAAGCGCTGTTCACGGCGAACAGGCGGCTGGTATCACTGGTGAGCATCAGGAAGGCATCGGCATAGGCACTCACCTGCGACTGCGTACCATACAGGGGCCGTGCCGTCCCGATCTTGGGCCAACCTGCGCTGGCCGCCGACGCCCCGCCGCTGCCCGGCCAGTACACGGACGTGGCGAGTCCAGTAGCGAGATTGGCCTTGAGGGACCGCAGAGCGCTGGCGGCCGTGCCGGCGCCGTCGGTATCAGCGGGAGAGGCTTCGTTCCACGTAATGGGCATGGATTAGTGTCCGTATCCTGCGGCCTCACGCCGCGAGAGGGGCGCCGGGCGGCGCGGACTCCAGTGGAGCGCCGCAGCAAGGAGGACCAGCCCTGCGGCCAGCATGACCACCCGGCGCATCGTGTCTCCTCGGTAAACCGTCTCCCTATAATCTACCCGCTACCAGAGGGTATAGCCAATCCCGACACCCACCTGGGGACCGGCGTGGAGCGTGCCGGCGGCAACGGTGGCGCCGTAGCCCGCGTAGGCCACGAGGTGCCAGCGGCGGTCGGCCCGGCTCGCCAGTTGTCGGGAGACGCCTATCGCTTGCGCGAGCAGGGCGTTGGCCTGCATCAGCCGCCCGCGCAGCGCCACGGCATCCGTGTCCTGCTGGGCCACGACGAACTTGAGGCTGGCGATCTGGGCACGCTCGGTCGAGTCGCGTTCCTGCACGGCTTGAGCGAAGGCCGTGAACTCGCCCGTGGAAGCCGAGTCCTCGCGCAGATGGGCAGCGAAGGCCGAGTCCTTGCCCGCGATGATGCGCGTCAGGCTGTCCACCTTGAGCGAGTCGCCCGCGATGGCGTGGCCCACGATCCGCACGGTGTCCACGCGCCAGCGGTCCACGCTGTCCACCTTCGGTTGCTGCCGCCTGTAATTTACGTACGCACTATCCAGCCGCTGGTACGCAGCGTCCACGGTCTTGCCCTGATAGCAGTAGCCCGCAATGCCACCCACCAGCACGCAGGCCAGCGCCAGCCCCACGGTTGCCCTAAGCGTCATACGCGCTCCTTGCCCACGTGTACTGCACCCCGCAATTCGGGCAGCAGGCATTGCTCAGCCGCGAGTTCCAACTGGTATAGACGAGTTCTTGCTCGCGGTAGCCGCCGTTGCTCCAGCCCGCGCACACGCCGCACGTCACGCCGCTCGGAACTGCGGTGAGTCTAGACACGCCGCTTCCACCAGAAAGTCGGCGCGGGGCCATTGTGCTTCCGCGAATTACACGATTGGCACGCCGGGGCAATGTTGTGCAACGAGTGATCGCCGCCCCTGGTCAGCGCCTGAACATGGTCGCGTGTCAGTTTCTTCGTCTCGCCACAGTATACGCAACGGTTGCGGAACACCGCTTGCACTAGTGGCCACACCCGCCCACTCAAATCATTGATCGGAGCGTTAAGCTTCCTGGCCCGACGACGTGCTGACTCCTCGGCTAACTTGTCGGGATTTCGACGCTTCCACTCGACCTTGGCCTTCTTGTCCAGATCGGGATGCGCAGCGGCCCACTTGGCACGCGTGGCACGCCGACGTTCTGGGTGGGCACGCGCCCATGCAACTGCTTTGGCTATTTGTTCTGCTGCCCCTTCAGCGTAGTACCGTTTATTGCGCTCGCGAATCTCTGCGGCATGCGTTTTCCGATATTCTCTGCTCCATTTTGCCGCACGCTCTTTGTGGGCACGGTAAGACTCGCCACTCTTTTTGGCGCAACACTCTCTGCACCACGAACCGGCGCGGTTGCCCCGTGCCTTGATACGAGGAAAGCAACTCTCATCAAGTTCGCGGAAACACTGAGAGCAAGATTTCACCGGGTTATCCCTACAAGTTGCCTGCGCCTGAGTGCGTTCTCACCAAGCGCCCGACGATGATCTGCCGCTGTGATAATTCTGTCAGCCACGTGGCCGCATACCACGTCTGTCAAGACCCACGCGGAGCATCCGGCAAACATAGCCTTATCGAGGCAACCGCTATCTTCCCCGACAAAACTCACCGGATCGGGCGGTGCAAACGTGGACTGTTCCTCTTTGGCGCACTTCAACAACGCTTGCCACTCCGGCGTGTTCGCCAAGGGGTTCCGGCCATCGAACTTCGTTCTCGCAAACGTATCTGTTTCGGCCAGCGCGTCAATCGGGCGCATCATGTTCTTAACCCCATACCATGGGCCGGGGATGCGCTCGAACACATGACGCTTGAGCAAAACAAACGCGCTACCCGTGCGCATCACTTCCATCGGGCCGCTCATCGGCAGATGAGATTCCCACGTGCCGGTGCCGGTATCGATGGTCGGCAAGTGCGGCGAAGAACGCAAGGGATTGTACGCGCCCACAATGTCCGCGCTCGGCATGTCGCGGTAGGCAAAGAGCAGCAGGCGCATGAGCGCGTCGGGTTGGAACGTGGCGTCCCCATCGACGAACAGCAGCCACTGGAGCGGGGGCTTGCTGAGCATCGTGGCTACGGCTTGGTTGCGCGCCATGTCCACGAGCATGCCGGGAATGGATTCCCACGCGATGTTGAAGAGCCCGTTCTTCTCGCAATGGCTGCGCATTTCCATGATGCAGCGGTGTGTCTCGTGCCTGAGCAAGCCGTACGTGGTCAGAAACACGCAACCCGGCGGCACTTGCACTTGCTGGTCAGCCATGCAATGTGACCCTGTCTGGTTCAGACAGGCGCTCAATCATTTTGAGCGCGCCCCGATAAATATCGCCTTGGCAGAACCCGCGCTTGACAAGGTCTATGCCCACCCAATCCGAATTACGTATATCAGACTCGTAACTCTGAATGATGAGCACGGCATAGCGTAGCGCGTCCTCAAGACACTTTTCCTTAGACATTGGCATGTTCACTCCCCAGCAAGTCGCACTGCTGCTGCGTCATGTCCATCGCGTCCTTGCGAAACCCGGCCGCGCTCACGTGGAACTCGTCTTCCAGCACGGGCGCCACGCCCTGCGGCTTGCAGTCAATGAGCATCACTTCGATGAGCCGCGTCTTGCCCTGCACTTCCTCCAGCGGCCAACTCTTGGGGAAATGGACGCGCACGATCCGCGTCTCGCCTCGCGTCATCTCGGAGACGGCCTGTGCAAGCTCAGGTAGGAGCGCATCGCCGCTGAGCAGCGTGCGTACGAACTCGTAACCGATGGGCTTCTCGACGGCGAGCAGGCGGAGGCTGATAAGGTCGCCAGGTCGAGGCTTGGCGGGATGAACGGTTCCCAGCCGCTCTTGCCAAAGCGGTACGCGGGCCACATCATCGGTGTGGTAGACGTGGAAGATGTCGGGCCACGCGTCGGCCCAGAGTTCGACGTGGAGACGTTTGGCCCACTCGCAGAAGTGTCGGTCCTCGCCATCCCAGAGCCCTCCCGTGGGGAAATTCGGGCAGCGCGTGTAGCCCACGCCCTTGCGGATCGCGTCCATCCGAATCAAGGTACAGGCGCCCAGCCCGCCGACTGGCACTAACTCGCGGTCTGCCAACTGCTTGCGAAACTCCGACTCGGGGTAGAACGGCCCCTTGCCCAGTTCGTACACGGGCGCCAGCCACACCTGCGGCCCCGCGTGCAAGCCCACGCGCTCCCAGCGCGTCCAGTATACGGCGCTCACGATGGCCTTCTGGCACGCCAGGAGGCTCGCTAGCACCGTTTTGTCGCAGATGAGGTCCGTATCCACCATCCACACGTAATCGAAGCCCTGCGAGGCGCCGTAGGCCAGGATTTGCTGCCGCATCGCCCCCACGCGGCCCATCGCCGACTGGGTCCAGCGGTGGGTAACGGGGTCGCTGTCGGAGAAGTCATTCCCTGGCGGCCTGGTTTGTGGCGTCAGTAACACACCCTTACGATCAGCAACAAAGTGTTGCAGAATCACCTCACCCACATCAGGTTCGGGATAATCGTTGATAAAGCAGTATTCCACTTCCACGCGGGGCGGGAGTTCCTGCCACGCCAGCGAGTCCAAGTGCGCCTTGAGGACGTCCGCTCGCTTGCGCGTGGGGGCGCCGACAAGCACGCGGATCGGCTGTTCTGTTGGCAGGCGCCGGAGCGTCGGGTGCTTGTCCCCAATGCTCTCGGCGTGCGCTTTCTCGAAATCCGTCAATTGCCCTCCGACAGCGTGGTATCGTTCGAGCTTAGCCGCGCGATCAGCTTCTTTGACGTAGCCGAGATGCAACCAATAATGCGTTGCCGGAGGCGCCACCAGAGTCCGCGCGGGGAAGTTTTCAGGCAGGTGACCGCAATGACAACCACGGTCTGACCATCGAGGCGTCCAGTCGCTTGGTACTCGATGAGGATTGACCAGCCAGGCACGAGGATGCAGATGGGCTCGCCAAAAGCCATCGTCGCGATAGAGCGTGCGCTCGTGCCAACAATCGTAGAGTATGTAGGCAATGGCGTTGGCTTCTACGGTTTGCAGCAGCGGTCGGGGGTCGCCGACGAGCAACTGGTCGGCATCGCAGAACAGCACCCACTCTCCGTACTCGGCGGCCAAGTCCCAGAGTTCTCGTCTGGCACTCGATTCGGCGCCCCAGGCGGAAGCCTGCGCCTCGCGTTTCCGGTAAGCAACCACGTTCGGGTTGCTTCGACACAGCTCCTCCGTTGCATCCGTGCTGGCGTCGTCAAGGATAACCACCTTCCCAAACTCGCTGCATCGAGCGAGAATTTCTCCAAGGTATCTCCCCGCTTCGTTCCTTGTGAGAATCGCCGAGACTAGCGGTTCTTTTGACGTAGATACTCCAAGGCCGTGGCCACCAAATCCTCGCGATCCCCAAAGAACCCAAGTCCCCGATTACATCGGTCGCAAAGAATGCCACGAATCTTCTTGGTTTCGTGGTTGTGATCTACACCCAAGCGTCGTTGGCCAATGTTCTTGCGGCGACAAATGGCGCAAACGCCACCCTGTTCCCCAAGCAACTTATCGTACTCTGCTGTGCCTATACCATAAAGCATACGGATAGAGTAGTCGCGGTGCTTGTCCTTGCGCCGAGCAGCACTTTTCCGCTGCTGAGCGCGAGCCCGCTCGGGGTTTTTGCGCTTCCATTCACGCATACGAAGGCGCTGGCATACACGACATTCGACCTGGCGCCCCTCGCTGCGGGGACCGGGACGAAAACGCACCCTTGCGTTAACGCTATCTAACGGATGGCCAGCCTTACAGTATTGCAAATAGCGGCACCCCGGTTGCAGGACGCCGCCATATTACGTTACTGTCGAGACGCTGTCAAGAGCGGAGTTTAGAACTTCGCCAGCGTCGCCCGCCGCCAGGAATTGGCACTCGTGGCAATGTAGATGTAGTTGGCGTCGTAGGCCATCTGCCCCGTCACGGCGCTGTCCGTCCCGAGCGGCGTGCTGAGCCACGAATAGACCAGCGGGCGGGCAATCGTGAGCGTGCCGCCCGAAGCCCGGACGACCGACAATGGAGTATCAATCAATGTGCCATCATCGGTACGCGCTGACAGAGCAAAGTTGTCCCCGGCGCCCGGCGTGACGTTTTGTCCAACGACCCGACCCACCCAACGGTCGCCGCCGCTCGCCCAGACCAAGTCCTTGTTGTAAGAATCCTGCGACTGAATCACTGCCCGCACACCAGTCGCGCCGCTTGTTCCTACTCGCAGGTTGTTAGTCGCATTAACCGTGTAACCTGTCGCGGTCGTGCCTGACAGCGCCGTGCCCGTAATCAGCCCCGTGCTATCCACCGACGCCACCTGCACGCTGGACCCATTGTAGAAATCCATCAGGTCGCCGGAACAGGTGGAACTGCGATTGATGCGGATGGTGCCCGGCGTAGTTGCATTCCGGTCCCCCCCGTTCAAATCCAGCAACCCGTACCCCGTACGCCCGTACAACGCCAGCGCGCCGAGGATGTTGACGGCCTGATAGCCCTGCTGGCCCCCGTTCACGCCCGAGCCGTAGGTCGAGAACCGCAAGATGTGGTCGCCACTCGCCTGGTTGTCCACCACCGGGTCATTGGTGAAGTTGGCCCAGTAGTTCCCGACCTCCACCACCCCTTGGGCCGTACTGTCAATCAGAATGCCCGGCACGGTGGCCGACGCGCTACTGTCTTCCAGGCGGCAGCCGATGATGTGCGCGCCCCAACCCGCCAACTCGAAATGGGCATTCAGCGGATGCTCGCTCGTGCAGCCCAGAATGAACAGCTCGTTCCCGTACTTCTGATACACGCTCGTAGCGTTGTTCTCGAAGTCGATGAACTGGAGCCAATTGGAGTTCGGGCCGTTCGTGTGCGACACACCCGCGCCATCCAGCAGCACGCCGTAGGTGCCATTAGCGATCTTGCCCCGGACGATGTTGTTGAAGTAGCAGCCGTAGCCCGACGCCGCGTCCCGGTACAGGCGCACGTTGGCCCAGGCATTGTGGATGTAACAATCTTCGGCCAACCCGTGCGACACGCGGTAGAAGTCGAGCCCGAAGCTGGCGAGGCTGGCGCCGTCAATCTCTAGCGCCTTCCAGCGCGTGTATTCGTTCGACGCGGCCGGCGTGGCCGACGTGAACATCGTGCCGCCAGCGGCCCCGCCCCAGACGAACTTGCCCACGTTCGCCGGCCCGCTCTGGCCCCGAACCACGATGCCCGGCGTATAAGTCACGGTCGAGGTGAGCGTCATCGTGAGGCGCGCAGGGATGATAAGTTCGCCCCCGCCGTTCCCCACTTGGGCAAACGCCTGCTGCACCACCGCCGTGTCGTCAGCCGTTCCTACGGCGCCGAACTCCTGCACGTTATAGGCGGTGAAGGCGCCGCCTTTGCTGTTCAGGTTCGTGCTAGTCAGTGGATCGCCACTCGCCCACATCAGACGACTCCCTCATCCACGATAGTAAACGGCCACGCGTCATTCAGAAACACGGGCGCGTCGTCGTTGCACATCAGATTGAACCGCAGCGAGCCGTCGCCGATGTCGAACGGCCGCAGCGGCGCCTGCTGAAGCCCGAGTGTCGTGGGCGAGCCCGTGACTGTCCAGAAGTAGGTATCGCTCACCCCACGCTCACGCTGGCGAACTTCCAGACCGAGTTGCCCGAACGGATCGCCAGCTCCGCGCCATTCGTCGTGTTCGAGAGAATGCTGAACAGGAACTCGCCCTGCGTGACAAGGCTGCTACTCGTCTGGCTCGCCCCGCCAGTCTTGAGCGAGACCCAGTGCTGGCTACCCGTCTGGCCCCAGTTCTCGATCAGCCCATCGCTCTTGGCCGACCGCGCGTCAATCCACACGTTCGGCGCCCCGGTGCCCGCGAAACCCGCGTTGGCGTAGAACCACCCGCTGCCCACGCCGTTCCGCGCCAAATAACTCAGCGTGCGGCCCGAGGGAATCGAGTACTGGCTATTGATCGCGGCGCTGACGCCGTAGCCCTCAAACGCATTGGCGTTCACGTCCTGCGCCTGCACGTTGCCGAGCAGCGAGTTATCCTGGAAGTTGCCCACAAATTGCGGGATGCCCGAAATGGTGGACAGCACCATACTGATGTTCAGCAAGTCGCTGATCGCCACGGCCACGCCCGAGCCGTTGCCCTGCGGGTGATTGTTCCCGTAGAGATGCGCCATGGTCGGAGTCTGGTCTACGATGGCCAGCGTGTTCGGGTCAATGATCGGGCACGACGGCAACCGGATGCGTCCGCTGACATTCAGAGCCCGCGCGGAAATCGCGCTACCCGTGATGTCCACGGAAGTCGCGTAATGCACGCCTGTCCACTGCCCGTTGGTCTGAAGCAAGTTCTGGTGGATGTTGTTGAGGTCTACGCCCGACACCTGCGTGCTCGCACTGCTCTCCACCGTGACCGGGTAGCGCACCAGATTGTTGCCGTCCAGCGTGAGCGCGATATTGGCCCCGCTCACCCGCACATTCACCATCCCGAGCGAGCCGCCGTCCGAGCCCGTCTTAAGCTGGTTGGCCCCGATGTACTTGAGCGTGCCGCCGCCGATCCAGCCGCCGATCTTCGTGATCTGCGGCAACGAGGCCGTGCTCAGCGAGCCCACGGCATACGTCTTGGTCGGCGTGAACCACAGGCTCTGCCCCGGTTGCCGAGCATTCTCTGCCGCCCAAATGGCGTTCCCATCCTCTGTTACGCCATTGCCCACGGCCCCGAACCCGTCCACCAGCACCAGCCCCTGCGGCATCAGCACGCTGGCCAGCGACGTGATCGTGCCCCCCACCTCGTCCTGCAAGGTGTTAGTACTGAAACCCGCCGTAGATGGCGCGCTGGCCATCTTGGCGTTCATATTGACAGGGGTGAGGGGATCGCCTTCAACCCACGGCATCAGGGCACCGCCGCGCTCGTGCACGCCACTGGCATGATGGCCGTGCAGATGATAGGATGGTACGCGCTTACCGTATAGACAAACGGCACGCTGTTATCCCCCACAGGCGGCTGCGGGGTAATCGTGTTCCACTGCTCGTACGGAGCAGGCACAGGTGCCGTTGTCCACGTCATTCAGACCGTCGGGTTCTTCTTCAAAAAGGCCCGCGTGGCAATCACGCCACCCACGAACCCGCACAGCAACAGCACAATGATCTCCGTCATGGTCAGTCCTCCACGAGTTGGACGCGGAACCCGGCGCCCGTCCGGTCCCGCAGACGCTGCTTCTGAATGTCGGGCATAGACTCTAGGTACGAAATGTAGCGGTTGGCAAAGTACGCCGCCCGCGCCGTGTCCCCACCCTGCGCCAGCAACTCGGCCGTCTTGAGCACGACGCCATAGTGGAACCGCGTGGCGATGCTCGGCGCCAAGTCCAGATTCGTCAGGTCCGAGATGCGCTTGTAATAGCGTAACTGGAGCGAGTAGGCGCTGTTGGGGCTCGGGTACAGCTCCAGCCAGCTCCCGTACCAGAGATAGCGGTCGGGCACGCCCGTCGCCGTGCCTTCGCTCTGGCTATCCACTTCCCACGGGCTGGCCTGTCTGATGACCCAGCCACCGTTCCCGCTGTCCCCGCCCGAGGCGTCGAACACAGCCGCCCGATCCGTCCAGAACTGGGCATCCGCGTTGTCGAACGACACGCCCGTAGCTGCCGTGAGATAGGACAGCGTCACCACTTCGTCGCAGTCGGCGGGCAGGTAGAACTTCGGTTCCCCGCTGCTCGTGGACGAGATGGCGATGGTTTCCTTCTCCGCCATCGGCGTGCGAACGGCGATGTCCTGAATCGCCTGATTGGCAAACTGCGACACGCGCGAGGGCTCCATCTCGGCCCCGATGCCCGCGAGCCGCGTGGACTCGGACATGATCTGCCTGAGCGTCCAGGCGGGCATCTAGATCGAACTCCGCTCGGAGCGGTACTTGAAGGCTTCATCGCTGGGCGTCGAGCCTACAAAGGAGAGGTACCGATTCCGCGCAAACGCCTCCCGCTCCTGATCGAGCGTCACGGCGAACAGATATTCCGCGAGCTTGAAGATGACGGCCGGGCGCAATGCGCTTCCGACGCTCAACGTGTCAGACAAACTTACGAGATCGCTCGGCGTCTTGTAGTACGTGAACTGCATGCTGTACGCGCCGTCGGCCGGCGGGTAGAGCATGAGGCTCGGCGGCGCCACAGCGTACCTATTCGGCCGCGCGTTGGCCGTGCCCTCGGAGGCATTGTACACTTCCCGCTGCGCCACTTCCCGCAGCGTGTGGTTGCCCCAGGAATCGCCGGAGCCCAAGTTGACGAGCGCCACGGGCGAGAGGAAATCCGTCGGGAGCGAGGCGCTGCTCTGGCTCGCGCTCGTGCTGAAATACGAGTTCGCCAGCATGAACATGTGCGGGGCTCTTGTTGCTACTTCAAGCTGCGCCGTGTTCGCCCAGAAACTCACCTGGCTCGGCGTCAGGTCGAGCCGCTGCCCCACCATCGCCGTGGCTTGGCTCATCAGCGTCTGCAAATTGAAAATCGGCACGCGGCCTCCCGGACTCCCTGTAAGTTACCTAGAACGGACGGCGCGGGCGAGCGTTCCCGCCTCCAGCCCGCATCTTCCGCCACACGTGCCAACCCGCTCCGCCCGACCCCGCACTCGGCCAGTTCGGTCCCTGCTGCCACGTATACGCGTACGCATCCGTCGCCAGCACATTCTCGCTCGACTGATACGGCCCGTAGATGTCCGTGATGACCATCGTGTCGGTGGCCGTCGCCGTATCCAGCGAGCTGACGTTGTAGTTTGACCCGCTCGCCGCCCCGACCGACATCTCCGACGCCACGATGGCCTGGTGGCTGCCATTGGCATTGGCCACGCGCGCCGTCAACGTGTTCTGCGAATACTCGATGGTGAGCCCAATGCCCTGCGTGGGCCCATACATACTGAGCAACGAGGTCCAGCCCGCACCCTGTGTGAGCGTCGAACCGCTGATAATCAGGAACGAGGCGACGTTGTAGTTCGTTGCCGCGTGGAACGCGCTCAGCACCAGCGTCGCCGCGCCGGAGTTCCCGCTCGCCTGCACGCGCGGCGTGGTGGTATCCATCCCGTTGAACGTGTCGATGGACCACACCTGCTGCACAAGGCCCACGCCGCAGGTGATGCGCGAACTCCCCGCCTGCGTCGTCAACGACTCGAACACCGCCAACTGGCCCAGCCACGACCCGTTGAATTGCGTGTTCGCAATCTGCGTAAACGACAACCCGCTGCCCGTTACCGACGGCGTCGTCACGCTGCCCGTCACCGCCCCGTGCGAAACACGGATCAACTCCCCCGTGCCGTACGAGATGGCCGCGCCAATCGTCATATTGGACGCGTAAGACGTGTAATTCGAGGCGTTAAACATCAGGGTCCGATCCGGCCGAGGCTGCTCACGCCCACGTAGTCAATGTTGCACTGACCCGTGGTCGTGTTGTTCTTGTTCAGTGTCCCCATGTGGAACATCGCGCCCAATTTGGTGGTGGAGTTCCGCATCCCCGCATTGATCCGGCCATTCACCCACGAGGACTTCTGCTGCGAGCCGTCCCAGTATTTCACGGTGGAGTGACCGTTGTACTCCGGGTATTGCGCGTTCCCATCGAACCAGAACGACGCCTCCGGGTAGCCCGTCGAGCCACCGTTGCGCTGATAGTCCATCTCAATGCAGTGCCAGTTCCCATCAATCACCTGCGCTTCGGTGAGGCCAATCGTCGTCCCGATGGCGCTATCCTCCGCATCCCAGACGACGTTAAAGAGGCCGTTCCCGTTGAGGCCGCCGCCGTCCTTCTCGACCCAGAGTCCACCGATCCCCCCGCTCAACCCGGCATCTTCAAACCGCCACCACTTCCACGTTTGCGTGATATGCGCGGTCAGCTTGAAGTAGCCGCGTATCCACACGCGGTCATAGCCGCTTCCCCCAAACGTGTGATACATCGCGCAACCCGAGTCGCCACCCGGATTGGGTGTCCACGCATAAACCACCGATTGCGATCCCGCATAGGCTTGCGTGGTGTCGATGGAAGCCGTGGGACTCCCGCCACCCCCATCGTTATAGCCGTCCCAGTGATTGGGCGAGTCGCCTTCCTCGAACGAGGCGTTGACAATAATGTCCGGCGTCTGAAATGACGTGACCGTGAGCGACTGCGTCTGCGTCACGGCCGAGCCGTTGATCGTCGCGCTCACCGTGGTCGCCGTGCCCGACCCGGTGCCTGTGATGGTGCACACGTACGAGCCGTTGTTGTTGTCCGTCACGGACCCGAACGACACCGTGGACGAGCCCCCCGAGTTGCTGAACACCACGGTGGCCCCGCCCTGCGTGATGTTCTGCGAGGAGAAGTTCTTGGCTTGCAGCGTGACCGTGGTAGTCCCGCTGTTGGCAATGCTCGACGAACCCAGCGTGACCGTGCACTTCGTCGGGTCAATGCCCGACGCATAGGTCACCTTCGTCGGCACCAGGTCGTAGCGGCTCGCCACCGGGCCGCCCCTACGCCAACGTGAAGCCCGCCACCACGTTCAGCGTGTCGCTGCTCTGCACGGAACGCGACGTGCCGAAGTCGGCAGCGGAATACAGGGTCTGCGTCGAGAGAGACGCGGCCGGCACACTCGCCAGAAACGCCCCATACACGGTGGATGAGGTGGTGATACTGAACGCCGCCGTGGCGGCCGAGTTGTCCACGAAGCCGTTGGCCGGCGTGCCCGGTGTCCACACGCTGCGGGTCGTGCCCACGTAGATCGTGGATAGTTCGCTCCAGCCCGCGTGCGAATTCAGCGTGTCACCCGTCACGGCCGAGCCCGTGCCCTTGAGCCCCACGTACCAGAGCGTGATCTGCGAGCCGTTGCAGAGTCCGGTGGCCAGCAACTGGTTCTTGCCCTGCACCGTGACCGTGTTATGCGACCAGTCTTCCCACGCCACGCCCTCGCCACGCTCGCAAATCACGTGGTAGTTGAAGATGGCGGACAGATTCTCGTTCATGGGCCGACCGTGATCGTGAGCGTGATGGTCGTCGAGGACGCGCTCGCCGTGCGCTGGAATGCGAGCCAGCGCGGGATCGTGTCCAGGCTGTACAGCCCCTGCGCCGTCGCCTGGTGAATCGGCATCCACTGCGTACTGTCCAGCGCCGCGAAGAACCCGTCGCCCAGATGCCCCATCACCGTCCAACTCGACGCCGTCGTGGATGAGGTGGTGATGGAGTAGGTCACCATCACCGCATCGCCCGTGAAGAACGTGTTCGACGTTTCCGCACTCTGGGCAAGCCCCGCGTAGGCGTCCGAGGTGGTGTTCCACTTATACATCATGGGAACGCCCCTCCCTAACTAGCGTAGGACGAGCAATTCCAGACGTAAACCGTATTCGCCGACCGGAACTGCAACTGCGCACTCGTCGCCGACAGCACCGCGAACGAGATCATCCCCTGCTTATTCGGCAGCGCCAGCGTCGAAGCCGAAGAGCTGGTCGTGGTCGTGCTCAGGAAATACGGCGCCTGCAAGAACCCGTACGAAAGCGCCTCCACGCTCGCCGCGCTGCGATAGAAGCCGAGGCTCTTCTCGCTCGCGTAGCTCTGCGAGGGCGCGCTCGCCGTGCCGTCCCCTAGATACTCCGCCCCCGTCTGCGTCACGGCGCCCACCTGCGTGAGCGTGCCCTGAATCGTGACGTTCCCGCCAAACGTGCCATCGCTGGCCGTCAACGTCGCCCCACTCGGGTCGGTAAGCGACAACTGACTCAGCGTGGTCAGGCCACCCAAGTATGCGGTATTGGCTGCCACCGATGCTGCTCCTTTCAAGGGTGAAGGGACGGGCGCCCGAAGACGCCCGCCCCTGTCATTCACCTACTCAACGTCAGGTGGTCCCCGACGTGCCGTACGTTCCCCGGAATTCGCCGTAGCCCGAGGAGTAGCCCTGCTGCAACTTCCGCTTCACCACGCCCGCATCGAAATCCTCGTCCATCTCAATCGTCGGACGCAAATCCCAGATGAAGTTCAGGTCGTGGTTGTCCCCGATCAGATACCACGCGTTCGTGTCCGTCACATAGTGGCTGACCATGAACGTGAGGCCGTCTTCCATCAGGGCGTTGATCTCGTTGTTCGCCGTGCCGGGCTTGTACTGCGAGCCCAATAGCTCCCGTGCCGTCATGAGATCGTTAGGGTGAATGATGAGCAAACGCGGGATCGACAGGAACGGACGACCCCGGTCGTCCTTCCAGAGATGGAACTGGATGATGCCATTCTGGAGCGCGGTCACGCCCAGCGAGATGTCCGTGCTGGGCCGGTTGGCCTGCGCCGTGCCGCCATCGAGGCGGGCATGGGATGTGGAGAACAACGACTCGCCGGCCGCGAAACCCGTGACCGCCGTGGAGAAACCGTTGTTCAGGATGTTCGCCGCGTCCGTCTCCTGCCGGTCCACGGCCGAGCGCATGAGCGAGGTCTCCATCTTGGCCATCTGCCCATACAGCTCGTGACGAATCATCTCGTCCGTGATCTTGTAGCCCAGCCCATTGACGGTGTGCGTATACACGACCGTCGAGCCGGGAATCGGATCGCCGTAGGAGATGTTGGTGCCTTCGGGCTTGTTCACCATCAGCCCGAGCCCCGTCATTTTGAAGTCGGTTTCCTGCGCCTTGCGGCTGGACCCGATATTCGTGAAGCGGGGGTATTCGAGCGGCCGGGGCGGCCACCCGTCGTTCCAGATGTTCCGAAGCTTGGGCTCCAGTAGGATCTGGAACTGCGCCCTAGTAATTGTCATGGTTCGCTAGCTCCTTTCCCACTAGAAGTTGGTGACGGACTTGTAGGACGGCAGGCCGTTCACCTGAGTCAGGAACCGGACATCCACCTGCGAGAGCGCGGAGTCAAAGTTCCCAGCCAGATACACGATGGCGGACGCCTGCGAGGTGACATCGACGCCCAGGTTGTTGGCCTTCTTGTCGATGTTGTAACACTGCCCGATGGAAATCGCCGACGCCACCACCGTGCTCAGAATGCTGGCACGGGCCGTCGCGGAGAAATCCATCGGAATGCTGACCAACACGCAGTTGACCAGCGGGCCGTTCACGGAAAGCTGACTGGGAGTGGAGGCGGTGGAGTTCGACATCGCCACGCCCACGATGAACGTGGACGCGCTCGTCGCCTCAATGAGGTTGCGGTTGCCGTCGTAATCCACGGGCGCCCACTGCTGGAACGTCGCCGCGGATGCCACCGGCAGCATCACCTTTTCCCAGTTGCCTCGGACAGGCCGGAACCCGATGCCGGCAATCGTGTTTGCCACGACTTGCCTCCTTTGGCAGGGGGTGACCCAGGACTACTCTACGGCACGATTCGACAGCTTCTGCTGGACCGTGGATTCCGTGAGCATGTCCTGGCCCATCTGCCGACCCACTTCGCGCCCCGCCTGCTCCAAATGGGCACCCGTGGCGTCTGCCGATGAGCGATCTTCCGTTGCCCGACGCAACATGTTTTCGTTTCGCGCAGCGACATCGCGAGTACAGTACATCAACACCGTGTCGCCACAGGTGTAACGACCCGTGGCGGAATCCAACTGACCCGACGCCGGAGCCTTGAGCCCCAAATCGGCCAGATTGTCCTTCGTGACAAACTCATAGCCATTCATGCGGTGCGACGTGATGTCCCGCGCATCCGGCTTCCCGGTCGGCGTCGAGTTCCGCACCCAGTGCAGCCGATGCGGCACGGCCACCTTCTTGAGCCCGCGTTCGCGCCCGATATCCGTCTGGGCCAACGCATTGTGGCGCCGCTTGTCCGAATAGCCTTCCACGTACGTCACGTCGCCCGCGCTGGCCGCCACGTCGAACAACTGCGCGGAGCCTTCCACGCCGCCCACCAGCGAGCGGTCGCCCGCCACGATCAAGGGGTCTTTGCCCATTACCAGGCCTGCACTTTCGTGCCCTTGGGATAAAGCTTTTCCATGTCCATGACCACGTGCGAGCGTCCCTTCCGATCCCACTGCATGTCGGTGATGATCTGGTTGCGGTTCGCGCTCTCGACGAACTGCTCCATCGTCTGGCCCGTCTTGCCGAGGAACTCGTGGAGTTCGCTGGGCCCGATGCCCATCTGCTCCATCGCGTCCTTGTACGACGCGGGCAACTTTGTCAAATCTACTGCGCCTGCCACCACTGACGCAACAGTGCCGCCGCCGCTCGTGCGGTCGGTCACGCCGAGTTCGGCCAGTTTGGCCTGCGCGCGCTCCGCCGCGATCTCGTCAATGTGGTTGCTCTTGACGAGCTTCACCGCCTGCTCATACAGCGCGGGCGTGCGCTGCTGCGGCGCCGCGCCCGCCACGAGCGCGTCGATCTCCGGCCCCCAGCGCCGGAACTCGTCCGCGTACTGGATGCTCGCCACCTGCCGGCCCGTGCCCGCCACCTGCGCCGCCAACTGGTCGAGGTAGGGCTGCGCCCGCACCTGCCAGTTGTACTCCAGCGCCCGCTGCGTGGCATCGGCGGGATTCAGCGTGTAGGCATCGTTGTCCGGGAGCGTGGGGGCGGCTGGCACCGGGCTAGGCGCCGCTGGCTCCCGCTGCACGGGCTTCGGCGGCTGCACCGTGGCCAAGGCATCCGCCATTGCCACATTCTGCGCCAGAACTTCCTGCGCCGTCTTACCTACGGCCCACGGCGGCACACCGGGCCCGGCCGCGAACCTAAACGGCTCCGCTGCCCCAGTGGCTGTGGGCGAGGAAGGGGTTGACGCTGTTGCTGGTACGGTTCCGCTGCTCGGTTGCGCGACTGCGGTCATCGAGTTCCTCCATCTTCCAGGCGATTTGGTCGGCGGCTTTGGCCATCTCCTCGAATGCTTTCAGGGCGCCGACTTCCTGACGATACTCCTCGTAACTCAGCCCTTCCTTGAACCGATTGGCGTGGCGCTCATACAGCCGCTCCAGCAAGCCCAAGTAACTGGCCCATTCCGGCAGGGTTAGCAGTCGCTTGAGGGCTGACAAGTCCGAGAGGCTGAGCCCCAGACTGTCCGCCAGCGAAGCCACCGGGTCCGGGCTGGAGAGGCTGCCCGCCAGCGACGGCTTGGACGGCCTGCGTAAGCGTGTCAGCGTTGACCAGAATTTCTTCGGGGTTTCGGACATCGTATTGCTCCAGAAGCCGCTTTTGGAGTTCGGCGAAGCCGTGATAGAGTTCCTGCGCCGTCTGGGCCACGCCGGGTGCGCTCTGCAAGACCTGGGGATTCGTCGCAATCTGCGAGAGCTGAAGATACTGAGGCGCCAACTGGGCCTGCAACTGCACGAGCGCCAAGAACGCCTGCTTCTCCACTTCCTTGTTCGCCGTGCCGCTCGTGGCGCTCACGGCGCACCCGACACCGTTCTCGATCTCTTCAATCGGGAGTTCCAGCACTTGGCTGAGCCACTGCCCCGGCTGGTCGCCCAGCACCGTGGCGGCCAAGCGCAGATACTTGCGCTCGGGGTCAATCACGGGGTCGGCCGCGAACTGCTGGAGCATCTGGAGCAAGCGCAGGCCCACGCGGTCGAGGCAATTGACGCGCAGTTCCTTGAGCGAGAGGTCGAAGCGCTTGTTGCCCTCTTGCAGGAGACTGAGCATCGACGTGGCGGGCGTACGGCTCGGCATGTTCGACGGGTTGCCGAACTGGATGTCCGAAAGCCCCGTGCGCCGCTCGCCCCACGCCTGCACCATCGCCCCCAAGGCCGGGAGGCTCGGGTAAATATCGGCAAGCTTGAACACCTTGAGGTCATCCGCCGGATTGTCCAGCGCCCACACCTTGCCCGGATAGACCGGCTCGCCCGGCACCACGTTCGCCCCGAGTTTCGCCGCGATCATCGTCGCGTTGGCCGCCAGCACGTTGTCCGTCTGGTAATTGGCCAAGAGGCTCAGCCACTCCTGGAACATGTGCGACTGCTCCACGATGCCGATGCCGTAGAAGCCGTCGCCCCGGATATAGCGGGCGCACTCGTAAGGCCGGAGCCCGTGGCGATACGGATTCAGCGTGACCCTTAGTACCGTGCGGGTCGGCAAGTGAATGACGGCCACAATGTCATCGATATCGCTGTCGTCCTTGATGCCGAACCGCGTGTGGAACTCGAATAGCTCAATCCGCTGCATCCGCCAGGGCGGGTTCTCCTCCAGCACATCCCGCTCCTGCTCCAACTTCGTGCGCTGGATTTGGATGTAGTTCTTGACGATCTCCACTTTCGCCGGGTCGTACTGCGGCAAAAACGGCTCCTGCCCCTCGGCCCGCGCGAGAAAGTCGGGATACCGGAGCCAGAAGCGCTCGGCCACCCACGGCGCGCCCCGGTAATCGTCCGCCTGGATGTTGTCGTAGCCGCCGGGCACCACGAAGTCGTTGAGGCTCACGAAATCAACGTACGGCCGACTCACGATCTTCGTCGCCGGCACGATCTTCCCGCTCGCATCGTAGGAGCGGCCCTTGCGCTTCTCGTAAAACCAGCCCGTCTTGTAGATGCAAGTGCCGAGCTTGATGAACTCCAACATCGCCCGGTAGTTCACGCCGAACATATGTAATTGCGTGGCATCGAGGAACTCCAAAAAATCTTGGAGCGGCTTTGCCACATTCACCCACCGTTCGTTGAGCGGTTGCACCGTCCACAAATTGTCCGGGGCATGCAACGTGGCCATTAGCTTGGCCAACGTGGGGTCCGCGTTCATCGCACTGAGGGGAAGGGTTCTGTTGCTGGCACCCTCCCAGGGGAAGGCTTTAGTTAGCGACTCGACGGGCGGCCGATACTCCCCCAGCCACTGCGTCCACAACTGCTCAAGCCCCGAGCGGTTGCCCAGGGCTTGCGTCAGCTCGAAACTCGACCAGAGCCGGAAAGCCTCGTCGCGCCCGTCGCCAAATTGTACCGCTGCGGGCATCTAGTGCTCGGCGTAGTACGACTGGCGGTCCGTGGTGCCGTGCGGCTCGTTGCTGGCGCCGTCGTGCTTGCTGGCGGGCTTGTCGCCGACGGCCTTGCCCTTCTCCTTGCCGAAGACGGGCCTCACCGTAGCGCGGCGCGTCTTGTGGGGATTGCCCTTCGGCTCACTCATCTTTCGAGTCCTCGAAGTTCTCGCCCTTGTGGATGACGGTGCCGCCAATCAGCGCCTCGGGCCGGTCATCGAAGCCCAGCACGCCGAACTGGCGCTGGCGCGGCTCCTTGTAACGAGCCTGCCCGTATTCGGGCACGGTGTTCTTGACGGGCAGCGGCTTCGGCTTCGGATGCTCAATGGCCATGTTTAGCCCACCTTGTGCTTGCAGAGCGGATGCGGCGGCGCCGTCCAGATATGCCACGCCACCGAAATGGGGTCGTCAGGCGCTGTCTTCGCCTTCGCCCGTGTCGTATTTGCCGTGCTTGAGCGCGTTGTCCTGTTTCGGGATACGGAGGTTGATGGGGTCGAACTGGTCAACGCCTTTCGGGAAGCGCTTGGTCGCGCCTTCGCCACGGGGGATCTCCGCGCTGTGCTTGGTTTCGGCAGCGCTGCGCAACTCGGCGGTGCCGTCACCTGCGTACTGAATGACTGAGGGGCGCTTGCTGTCCGGGCCGGCGCGTTCCGGTGCTTCGTAACTGCCCGCCACAGAGTCATCGGGCTTGGGCATGGGCCAGGTAGGGTCAAACGAGTCCTTCACTCCCGACATACGCGCTCCGAGTGGGCGTCTGTTGTAAAAGATGGCACTCGGCGCAGCGAAATGCAACAGCCGGTTTATCGCTCGGCGCTACCGCGCCTCGCGGGGAGACTCCGTCTCCTGGGTTTCCCGTGAGTCGTCGGTCCAGGCCTCCCGGCGCCGCCACCGCTCCCGCTTGGCGGCCAGCTTGATGGTGCGGAAGGCGGGCCGCGCGTAGCGCAGGCGCTGGTAGGCGCGCATCTGGGCCAGGCGGGCGGGCGTGACGTAGGTGCAGGCGGGCGGGGACGGCTTCCTCACTTGCCCCGCTTCTTCTTGTTCGGCACCACCTTCACGGCGCCCGAATGGAGTTCGGCCTTCTCCTTGGCCTTCTGCGCTGGCGTCAGGGACGAGCCGCTGGAGAGCAGGTAGCCGACTTGGCGCTTGGTCTGCTTGCTTGGCATACGTCCTCCTAGAAGTACGAGAGCGCGCGGCTCTGGTGCCTGTCCCGCTGGTCCCGCGTGGCCTCCGCCCGCGCGGCCGCCTGCTCGCTCTTGCCCTTGCGCAACCCCTTGCCCTTGGGCGGGTGGCGCAGCGTCATGGCCGCCATGTCCCCGCGCGAGGGGTCGGTGTCGGAACCGTTGAAGGTGTCGAGTTTGGAGATGTCAAAAGTTCGATTGGCCATGTGTGCTGCCCCACGTGATAGTCCACGGTGGAATGGTGGTTGGCTGCGGCCACGAGTACACGGGATACGGGTAGATCGGGTAGGCGCTGCCAACTTCCACCCATCCGCGACCGTAGCACCCGTGACAGGTGCGGTTCCCTGCCGTGGTGTTGTCTGCGATCTTGCCGGTGCCGTTGCAAATCGGGCACCTCTGCGCGTATGCCATCTTACTTGCCCTTCCCGATGTCGGGGTACTTGGCCTTTACCTTCGCCCGCACCTTCGCCTTCTCGCTCGGCGTGCCGTGCTGCGACACGCGAGACAACGCTGCCCGTGCGTGATTTTTGTCTTCGATGGGGTATCTACCACCCCCCAACGCAAAATCAGACTTCGGGAGCGCTTTACGCTGCTTCGTTGTGAGTTTTGCCACGATGGTCCTCTAGATAGTGTTGTAGAACAGCAAGCAACGCTGGGTCGTCGTGCACCAAGCCTAGCACCTTGTTGCAGCGGTCACAGAGCCAGCCACGCGGTTGGCCCGTGGCGTGGTCGTGGTCGAAAACGATGGATGGCTTGCGGCCGTAACCGGGTTCGCCGCATAACTCACAGCGTTCCGGCCTCGGCCTGCCCATCAACGCCTCTTGCTTCCGCCGCGTGCGCTCCTTGAAAGCCAGGCCCCGACGCCGATTGCCCTCTGGATCGTGCCGACGCCTAGTTGCCTGGTAGTGGGTATCGCAAAGCCCGTGCGCACACGGACGCTTGCCACATCCTGGTTCCGCACATACGTCGCCTTCCCACGAATACACTTTTCGCAGCGGGGCGTTCTCGTCGCCCCAGTTTTGCCACCTACGATAGTGCGCGCGGCAAAGGTCGCGGGCGCTACCCGGCACGTTGGCTTCGTTCGGACACCCCTCAACGCGACAGCGCATCGTCACCACCTTTTCGAGCCGTCTTCTCGGAATCTAATGTCCTTCAACTCCCGTTTGGCAGGGGTGGGGCGCGTGCCCATCTTCTGATAGAGCCGCTCGCGTTCGGCCCGCACGCGCTGCTCGGCCAGCGGGGAGCCGTCCAGGCCCGCGTTGGTTGGGTTGCGCCACTCCGGCGGTTGGTACGATAACGCGTCGAGCAGATCCTTAAATTCCGTACGTGGAAACCCCGTGTACTCGTTCAGGAAATCGTGCTGCTCCCGCTGCACGTAGATGATGCCCCGCTGGAAATACGGCTCCAGCGTCATGATCCGCACGTCCTTCTTGCGCCCGCCCGGCGTCACCTCCACGATGGGCGTGAACAGCCGCGCCTTCTCCAGCGCCTGCCGGACGTAGAGGATGAACGCCGCCTGCTGCCCCGCGCGCTCGATCAGGAGCTTGCGCGGCTTCCACGTCGTGCAGAGGGCGACGATGTCTTGCGTGAGCGCTTCCGCGCCGCCTTTCTTCGCGTCGGCAACGAGAAGTAGCCGGTGCCCATCGTCGGTACTTCCAGTAAGCACAAGCGCTGCACGACTTCGTCCCTCACCTTCTGCGAAGGCCGGGTCCACCGAAAGCACACAGTCAAGGTCGTCGGTGAGGACGTAGCGGTCTTTCCCATCGCGGTCGACAAAGTGCACCTGCCTCGGCGTGTCGTAGGAGAAGTACCGGAGCCAGTTCGCCTTGAACGTGGCGATGAGCTGGTCCGTAGGGTTGTTCATGAAGTTGGCAGCGTAGAGCAACTCGTCGGCTACCCGGATTTTGGCCAGATCGTCGAGGGAGTACTTTTCGGGAAAAATACATACACCGTCTTCGATGATGGCTCGCCGAAATATTGCCAAGTCTCCCCGTCTAAAAGCAGGAAGGGTTTGGGTAGAACCGTCGGCCAGCCGAGTTTTAAGGAGAAACTTCTGCTCGGTTTCCCCGTAGCCGAAACTGCGCTCGATGTGCTCATACGAATCCCCCTGCCACCAGCGGGTGCCCACGACGAATATCTCGTACGCGGGATAGTTCAAGTTGAGGAGCGGGCGCAACTGGTTGATCCAGCGGTTCGTCCGCTCCATGATCTGCCAGGAACCCGCCCGCGCGTTCTCCATCGCTTCGCGGCTGATCACGTCGTCGCAGATAATGACATCGGGGTGCATGCCC